GTCAGCAGGCGCTGCGAGCATTCCTCCGCCGCGCAGGTAGTCGGCCAGCTTCCATTCCGCTTCTTGCTGGCGACTGGCGTAGTTGGCAGCTCGCATCGTTGCGGCGATCAGTCCGTTTTCTCCCCAGAGTTCGCTTTCGGGATGTCCGTCAAGTGCGATGCGTAGTTGTTCTTCGACTCGCGACGGGTTTCTGGGTGGGGTGGGTTCGGTTCCTCTGTTCGCCCGATGATTCCACGCTGCCAGTGCTTCGCTATGGTCGGTATATGTGTAGTGGCACGCCGCGGCCGCGCAGGCGTAATACACCCTTTCGCGGTCGTGTTGGTATCGCCGGAGTTCGGCGGGCCCACCGCAATGAGGGCAGGGCAACGGGCGAACAAGGCGCGGCTGGGCAACCGGCTGGGCCGGGGTAGTTGGTTCTGTTTTCATAGAGTTGTTTTCGGCCCATCCGGTGCCAGCGCTTGGTCGTTCGGCAGAAGCGGCAGCGCGTGGGCGCTCATCCCACAGTCGTAGCAGGCTTCCAGCATGGCTTGCGTAATTTGATCGTCAGGGAGTGGGGCGGAGGGGAGCGCGGGGGGCGGCGCAGCTAATTCCTCCCGCCGTGTCTGGCCTTTGTCGTTCGCTGACTTGCGAGTTCGTTGCCCTCGGCACCAGCGGCAGAGGTGGATTTCCAGTTCGATGCAGTTGTAAACGACTCCCGATCTTAGGGCGCGGCATGGACGGCGATTTAGGCAGCCATCACACCAAGTCAGCGAACATGGCACTGGAGCCGACGCCCCGGTCGTCCTAGTCGATGGGTTACTTTTCATGGCGTGGGCCGTAGGCTTGATAACTTATATTGCTCCAGCAATGCTGGAGAACATTTTTGTCCTGAGGTCATGTCCCGCAGAGCAATGGCAATGCCTCTGGCATACCCCCGTTGGTAAATGCGTGTGTATTCTGTCTTGGCCTCAAGTGATTCCTTCAGAGCGACCCTATACATCAGGACTTGGATTCGGATGATTTCGTTTAGGTTCATGGCTTTCTGTGTCTTAAACCATCTTACAGCATAAGTAAAGAAATTATTCCGTGATTTTTTTTGACCCATTCCCATTCCGGCACGAAGATCTTGGATGAAGACGATCCTTTTCTTTTTTTCCTGCATGATTCCTCTCATGGCTTCCCCGGAAGTCTTGAAGCCCTTTCCTATGTTGGAATGGAAACCCATCCCCATTCATATTCTTCCCGATCCCCCTGCTGTCCACCGGGTGCCTCTTCGCCTTCCCCCGCCTCTCGTGCCAAACAAAACGGCCACCCCTCAGGATGACCGTTTAAAAATCCAACTCCAGCTTCTCCAAGCGCAACAGGAGCAGCAGGCCGCCGCCCTTGAACGCTTGGCTCGATTGGCCCGCCAGCAGCGTTAACGCTACCGTTTTGGGATATTCATGGCACGTCGAGCCAGACTGCCTTGCACTTTATCCACGCCCGCAAGTTTCATCGGAGGATCCACCGGCCCTTGGGGCATCATCCCACTTCCGGCATCGCCAATGTCTTCATTTCGGCTCATGGCTTCGTACTGCGCTTTTTCCTCTGGACTCATGCCAGCATACTTCGTCCGCAGATCAGCCATGGCTTCATCACGGGTCTTGCCTTTGTAAGCTCCGGATTGAGCCACCCACCCTGCTTTACGATCACCGCCGGATTTCATAAATCCTGCACTGCCCAGATTCTTGTCCGCATACGCCGTGAATCCGCCCGTGCTCATCTGCCCGCCAGGACTACCCATCCCGGCCCCTGCAGCCATCGCCCGCCCGGCCAGTCCGCCCGGCTGAGGATTCCCTCGCGGCTGTAGGTTGGTGTACTCCATCGTCCCCAGCTTGTTCTGGACAGGCGCATTGAAAGGACGACTCTGCATGGCGCGTCCTGCCAGTCCGCTGGGAGCAGCAGGCGCGGACGGAGTCATGGGGGATGACATGGGACCCGGTGCCATCTGCATCTTTGGCTTCATGCCGGCGCTAATTTCGGAACCAACGCCGGAGGGGGCATATACTTTGTTCACGAGGTTCATGATTGTGGGGATTGGGTAAAGCGTTGCGCGTGCAGGGAATTCGGTGTCAGCTTGGCATCGTCCAAATTTGCATTGTAGTAGCCGCACTGTTCATCCATCGGGCAGGTCTTCAAAGCAATCTTGAGCTTGGTGATTTGCTCCTTCGCGGCCTCGTGCTTTTTGTCACAGTCCGCAGATCGCTTGTAGAGGTGGATAATGGCAAGTCCCATTGCCGTGATGGCAGCAATGATGGTTTCGTGGATTTCAATGACGGCAATGGTAATCATGGGAGAAGACGGATGACTGCTTTAATTTTGGCGCGGGAACGTGGTTTTTCCCAACAGCCGTCCCCATCACGGCCCGCAGCATCATTGGTGTTGAATCCAATAGCCATAAACCGGTTTTCCGGCAGATCATCCACATAGATTTCAATGTGGGAATAATCGTAGATGATGAGGTCGCCCGTGTGGAAATTGTCATCCTTTCCAAGGATGGTCATTTTGTTCAGCTTGGCCCAGTCCAGCCATGATCCTTTCGCCTTATAGCAGCTGGCGGACTTGCACCGCCAGAACTCCGCCTGCTCAGGCGTCATCTCAAAGGCTTTTAATACCTCCGGATCCTTCAGCCACTCCCGCACCGCCCACGCCACACCCGCCGCGCAATAAGGTTGCCGCTCATCATGACCAGAGGGATAGGAGGTCGCAGGCCACAGGGTTTTAATCCACGGGGCTTGATTGCGTGTCACTTCCTTTTTCCCGACATGCTGCCGGGCAATAACGATGAATTTACGGCGTAGCGCGACAGTGCTCATTTGGTTTTTGGTTTCAGACGTTTTGCCACGTAGTGACCAACCCACCCGATAGCATAGGGAATCCATGGCCAGTTCGGCAATTTGTTTGCGAACGCCTGAAGAATAGCATCGGCGATCAGGGTTGCCTTAGCTCCATCCGATTCCTCGGAGGTGCGCAGATTGATGGTCCACTTGACGACCTGCATGAAATCGTCCGCAGAAAGGCCCGGCTTGCCATCCACCTTGGAAAGAGCAAGGACGGCACCACGGAAAGCCGCAGCGACGGGAGAAAAGAAGGCGTTTAGTTTCATGGCACGGGGATTTCTACCGGGTTCAGGATGCGCAGTTTTTCCACGTCTGCGGCGGATCGCGTGGCTTCTTTGCTGACTTGTTGAGCGCCTAAAATTCGCTTGGTGCTTTCCGTGGTCCGCAACGCGGCGGTGGCACCATTCACAGCGGACTTGATGCCGTAATAATTCACGATCTTGCCGGGCACTACAGTCTCGTCATTCGTGGCCGTCGAGTAATTCAGGTTTCCAAGCGGCCCCGAATAACTGGCAGTTTCACCCGTTGTCTTGGTGAAGATGGAACCGCCCAGTGTGACTACGGTTTGACCACTCCGGATGGTTGGCTTCACCGTGCAGGCCGGCAAAAGCGCCAGCAGTAAAAAAAGAGCAGGTTTCATTCGTTCAGATAGTGTGGGTTAGCCGACCACTTCAGCCTTCGGGGGATGTATGGTGTTCTGGATCCGGCGCACCGTGGAAAGCAGCTGGCGCACGCTGTCATAGACGGCACGCACGATGGATTCCGTGTCTTCCGTCCGCTCCCAAGCCATGGAGCCCAGCACGGTAGCAAACAGGAAATCCAGTTCCTCCGCATCCAGATCCTTAAGTTCTGCCGGCACTTCAGAGATACCATTTACGGCGGTCCAGATGGACCCGGTATTGCCCAGTAGAATACCAATGGCTTCCGTGCGCGACACTTTACCGTCATCGGCTTTTGCTTTTGCGTGACTGGTCAGCAGATCAAGGACAGCGATGACAACATCGGTGGTTTCGTTAATTCCGGTTTTCATAGTGGGTTGTTTCCGTTACGGGGCCAAACTCGCCCCGCAGGGAGGATTCGCAACTTTGCCTAAAGGAAATCAGAAATCTTGAGTTTGAACGTCACGGTAAACCCGCTGTCCTCCTTCCCTGTCCTCACTGTGCGTTGCTCGCCCTGCCGCTGGATGGTTTCGGAAGGCTCCGTAATCGTCCGGGTAATTGAAGGCTTCCGCGTTTCCGTGGTCCGTCGTGTCGGCTGGGTTTCCGTCTGGTTCTGCGTGACCTCCCCCGGTGTTTGTTCGCTGATACTGATTACCGACCGTTCCGTTTGGCGCGAGGTTTGTTTCCCCGGCGTGGTGGTGCTGGTGCGCTTGCTTTTGGAAAGCGTCTTATCATCCCGCTTCGCACCCTCCCCAGCGTTCGTGGTAGTTACTGTTTTGGTGAGATCAGGCATGGTTATTCGAAGGTATTGATGGTGGTCCTTGAATCCCCGCCGGAAGTGCCAGTCAGGGTTTCGCCATTCTGTTCTTCCGTGGATTCCTGCACTTCAACGGTCGGCTCGGATTCCTGGGTGGTGATGGATTCCTTCTCTGGAGTCGTCTGGCGTGTGGTGCTGGCCTTTTCCGTCTTCACGGAAACGGACGTGGATACAAACCCGGCGGCCACCGATTCCGAAACCTGTTCCCCCGCCTCCTGACGCTGGATTTTCTCCGGCTCCAGGCTCCGGCTTTCCACCGGCTCCGCAACGGAAATGTCCGGCCGGTCAAAGGCATTGAGGCCGTCGGTAGTAATGACTTCCATCTGAAAGGTGAACTCCTCGTCAAACTGGAGGTTGGCAATGCCATCCTTCGACGCTTTGCAACGCGCCTCTTTGATCTGAGCCACAAATCGGACCAGTTCAGCGGAGATATCTTCGATGCGGATTTTCATGAGGAATTTTAGACGATCTTGATCAGATTGCCATCCCTCCAGACATTACCGGCGGAAAGGCCAGTGGCAGAGGTTGGGAGATTGGCCACTAGATTTCGCAGGGTGGTCGCGGCCACTCCGGATGATGAGGGATAGAGAGGATAATCAAGCGCTACGGCCGTGGGTGCCGCTGTTGTCGGCCCGAAATAGCGTGTCGTGCTGATTTCTCTATCAACTACAGAATAGTAGGATAATAACTGACCTGGCTCGAAGCCGGGGTTTTCGTAAACTGGCTCAAGCCCACCATTACCGATATCATAATCCCCGAGAGACCACTGCCCAGCTGATGCGACATAAGTGAGAGAAGTATACGTGCCAAAAAGTGTCTCGGAAAAGCCATCGTAATACAGCACGTCACCGTCCTCTGGTGGAGTCACAAAAAGATTAGACAAGTCCACTGATCCAACGAGCGGCGGGAAGGCAACAATGCCTAGATCTGCGCCGACCTCGAACACGTTAGTGAGGCGGGGTAATTCGTCTGTAACGTTAGGTGCCGGCTCCCAAGACAGCCCCCCGCTGCCGTTATTCGTCAGCACGCCCGACGAGTCCGGGGGGTAGCCTTTGGTGGCCCATGCGGTGAGCCCCAGATTGGCGCGCGTGCTGCCGGCAACGGCGGAGGTGATAGGCTGCAGCGGTCGGTCCAACGCCCACCAATCCCCGGAGGCATCTAAAGGCTGATAGACCGGCTGGGAAAAAGTCACCGTAGCATCCACCAGCAGCGTCGCCAGAATAGCATCACCTCCTGACACCGCCGGATCCGTCGGGGTCGTGAAGTCCACCGCGTCCACCCATGCCGTGCCATCGCTCACCAGATGCACACCGCCCAGCAGATTCACACTGCCCACCGTGATAACATCGTCATAAGGCAGCACCGCCGCCGGGGCCAAAATGTCAGAAAAGGCGGCGGCCGGGCCGCTGGCGGCCAGCGTATTCGTCCCCGCCGTCAGCTCCCATAGCGTTTTGGCCAGAGGAATGCTTGGACTGGCCACCGCCCCGTCCGGCAGCATTTCGGGGCTGAGTTTTCCGCCAGATCCCACCAGCGGGATCTGCCCCACGGAAGGCGAGGCGCTGGCCGTAATGGTAGCCGCATTGGAAAAAGCGGGCCGGTTCGTCAGCGCCTCCCAATCCACGCCGCGCAGGTCAGGCAGGCCGGGCGCATAAGCCCCGCAGGCCGTCAGGATGCTGCTGTGCTGGCTGGCGTAATCAGGCCCCGCGGTCGAAGAGTTGGAATGCGATAGCGCCACCAGCCGTCCCTCATGCACGGCCGCCCACGAACGCCCGGAATCGCCAGTGGCCGCCAACTCGTAAAACGAGCTGCGCGAGCTGCCGCCCGGTGCGCCAAGCGAGGCGTCCCCCGTCATCTCAGCCACCAGTGCCTTGTTATCCTGATCCGTCACAAAAATAGGCAGGCCCGCCCGGCGTAAGTGAAAAGACGCCGTGGGAGGCGCAAGATAAAGCGGCGTAATCGTCCCCGGAAGATCCGCGCTCAGCGTGCCCACCCGCAGATCCGTGCTGCCGATCTGGACGGAGCTGCTCAAAGTCCTATCCGCCACTACATTCCCCGCCGTGACAAACCTCAGCGTGCTGCCATCCGGGATGATGGCATGATGGCACATCACCACATGGCGCGGCGTGATGGCCGCAAAGCCCAGCTGCGTCGTCCAGCCCCCGCCGGAATTACGCACCACGCCCAGCCCCGTCAGGTCAATATCAGCCGCCCAGCATTGCGGATTCCTAACGTAGATTCCCGCCGCGTGGTTTTCCGTGGTGAAGATCTTCTTGGTCACGTCACTAGCCGTCAGCCCCGCAATTCGCCGATCAATCTGATCCGCCGCGTGGGCGGTGGCATCCAGCAGCGGGATATCCTCTACAGTAAGCGGAGCCTTATGAGCACCTATTTCATTGCGAATGGCACTTTTTGTCTCATTTGTCGCTGTAGTAAGTTCAATTGGCATATCAGTATCCTTCAGGGGTTAGAATAAGGTTGTGGCCTGTCCAGATTTGTCCGGGAATTTCCCGGAGTTGCTGCATGGCCAAATGTCCGGCTTCCAAAGCCGTGGCGCGGGTATGGCGCTCGCGGTCAAACAGGCGATGAGTTGCCAGCCCTGCCCCGGCGGCAGCCACAATTAGCCCGCCCACCTCCGCATCGTATGGCAGGTCCACTGCCCGCATTGACGACCCCAGTGTCAGGCCTATAGGAGCGATGAACGCGTCAAATTCCAAAATCACCGGCTTGTCATGGCCGGGCTTCAGTTCCACCAGTGAACGTGTCACGCCGTGATGCTGGATCCTCCGCAGGCTCCACGTATCGTAAGGCTGATAGTCTGGTTGATGCCTGAGCACATGCTGGTAGATGCAGCCGGAAACCCGGTCTCTGACTTCGGTAATGATTTGTTCCAACAGGATCGGTAAGAGGCTGGAATCATGGTAAAGCGTGGCCCCTTGGGTTCCTGTGGCCCGGCCAAAGTAGGGGTATCGTAATACCGTGCCATCAAACACGTTCCGTTTGTCCCCGTTAATATCCATGGAGCAATACGGCCGTGGATTTTCATACACGGACGACCCATTAAACATCAAAGGTTCCCCCTGATACAAAATCGGCTCCCCCTGATACGTTAAAATGTCCATGATGGACGGGAAGGAAACCCCAGTGACCTTTTTGGACCCATACCCATAAACCACCACCGTTCCCGTTGCGGGGCCGTAGAAATCCACCGCCACCGGCATCCGGCGGTAATGGGCTGGCAGTCCGCGCCAGATGGATGCCTGCGCGGCATTCAAGGCAATGAGCATGTCCTTGACCTCACTGGCATTCATGGCACTGGCCGCTGGCACGGTAAGCCAGCGCGTGGCCGCATCCTGTATCAGTTCCACGGTGTTCATCGGTCGCCTCCTTTGCTGGCCTCAGCCGGGGCCGGTTGAATTTCCCCCACAAACTCCCGCGCTTCCTGTGCCTGAGCGGTCACGCTTTCCAACAGTTCGCGCTTGGTGAAATACCTTGAAGCCGTGGCATAATAAAGCGCCAGCGGAATGAGCAAGGTTTCCGCATAGTTGTGCGGCACCGCCAAAATGGTTCCTGCCGGCACATCCCGACAACGGTAATTCGGTGGGCGGATGGTGGCCTGAAGGTCGATCTTCCAAGTGCGTGGGAGATTCGGGACCGGCCCCAACATTAGCCGGAGGCGGGGAATCCCAATGACAGCCCGTGTATCCTCCGCCTCGATAAAGAAGGCCAGCGGAATCACGTAGGGCATAAGATCCGCCGACGAGGTGTCCAACGGCCAAATATCCTTGCTATGACTGGCGGCAAAGGATTCGTATTCGTGGCGCGTCTGCACTGGACGAAGGGGAAAGTCAGCGAACGTCGATTCTGCCTGATTTGTGGCCGCTTGAAACACAACCCGCTTCACCGCCACGACATCCCCCGGCAGGGGAATGAACTGCTGGACGCCAGACTTTGTAATGGTCATCGGCACCGTGGAGACAAAGCCGAAATCCTTGCCGGTGGCATAGAGCCGCTGCATGGCTGCATTCAGTTTGCCGATTGCTTCTTCAGTCGCCGGGCTGTCACAAGAAACTTCCCCGCAGGACGGGTGCCCCCACAGGTTCAGGATGCGCTGGACCACATCGCGCACCAATACGTAGCCGTTGGACTGCATGGTGACTTCCAATCCACCCTGACCAGCCATGGTAACTGCTCCGAACTTGTTCCTTGATGCACCGGCCGTAAGCCCACCGCGCCCCGGCATCAAAATAGGGCCAACGTAGCGCGAGGTGGATTTAGTAGACCCTGCCGAAAGCCCGCCCATGCCCGGCATCAGGGAGTAACCCGACCGATCGCGCTTGGCACCAGCAGCAAAGCCAAAGGTGCCAGCAAGGTTAATCCGGACGGGACGGCCCATGGCACCTCCGGAAGTCAATCCACCAAGCCCCGGCAGCAATGCTCTCAGGATGGGTCCGCTCTGCCACAATGCAGCCATCACGGATACATTGTCCAAGACCACCTCGAAGGTGGAATTACTGATATGCGTCAGCGGGAACTCTATGGCAGCGGATGACGCCTGAGCCTTGAAAAAGAAAACGTGCGTGCCTGACGTGTTCACATCGCCTAAAAGCACGCCACCTGCCCAGACAGACAAGATACCACGGTTAAAGTTGCCGGTGGCATCAAACTGTATGCGGTAATACCGGTTTACCGTCAGATTATTAACGATGCGCCGCAAAGCCGGGAATGGTTCGTGTCCAGAATAATCAATGATGGCTGTGGCCTGCCCTGCATCTATTACCCACGGTCCTTCTGCGTAATCCCACCCGAAATCACCATTTTCAAAATCCCCATTGGACATTAACTCTGCTTTCCGCTTCACCCTGAGGAAATCAATCACAGCACTGGAAACTGCGGTGCCGGCAGCGTTTGTAACCCGGAAGGCAATGGATGTTTGAGCGGTAACTGCCTGAAATGTCAAATTGTCAGCAATGGCCAAAGACGGATCCGTGATGATATTTCCGGAAGGCAGTTCCTTTACCGTCAGCCGGGCAAACTGGTTGCTATTATCCGCCACCAAGGATGTCAAACCATAGCTGAGTTCGTAATTTGTTCCGGGCTCAGTCGTAATCACCACGGATGCTTCCGCAGAATGAGGGGCAGAGGCAGGATTTGAGAGCGTAATAATGCCCGGAGACCACTCCGCTGCACCGCTACCCGTCGTCGCAAGAAACCATTGCGACCCTTCTTCAATGTCAAAAATCAAATCCCCGTTCTCTACCAAATTAAGGGAGGGACTTGCCGAATTAGTGCGGACGTAAATATTCCCAGCGTTCGGTCCAGTCTGGATTTGATATTCAGTGCCTGTTGCAGGACGCAAGAAATTCCAAACAGAACCGCCCCAAACGGCAATTTGATCTTCTTTGTCCAGCCATGCTCCAGATGCTCCAGACGGTGGCACCAGATAGGTGCTACCCACAACAACACCGACCAACGCGGATGGATTGGTTACCGTGTTGTCGATGGCAAAGTTCATGATTGCGTCAGAGAGTGATGCGGAGTCCAGCAGATCCAGCCGGGATTCTGAAGGTGTCGCCAGTATTGATGACCTGAGCAGAATCCAAATTCCCCCACCAGAGCATATTACCGCCGGTGGAAGCATCAAAGAGAGCTACTGCAGTAATCGTCCCCCAATTGGCTGCGGCTTCCGGAAAACTGCCAGTGGTGGAAAGGTTCACCTGTCGCGCCGTGGAATCAGTGAACACAGAAGTGTTCTTGGTCAGAGCCAGACGGGCATAACCTGCTCCAAAAACTTCTGTGCCTCCTCCGGAATCCGTCGGAGCGGCAGTGTAAAGCGCCAGATACCAAGTGGCAGGAATAATGACGGATTCCCCCCGGAAAATGTTTTTCAGCAGGGAATTGGCAAAAGCGTTGGAAGGACCAGGCATAAAATCAGAAAGTGGCCGGGTTTTAAAAAAGGGCGGGAGGAGGAAAACCCGAAAAATCTCCTCCCGCCCAATGACCAGCCCCGAAACGGGGCCAGAAGGTTACACCACCGTTGGCAGTGGCATATCGCTGTAGTGCAGGGCGTGATTTAGCACGATGATGCCCGGATACTGTCCGCGCATATTCTGACGGACAGACTGACCAAAGTAGGACCGGAGGAATACCTTGGTGAAGAAGCCGTCTTCTTCCGTTTCGGAGCCGCGTTTGGCGCGGTGTTTTCCGTAGCCACGAACGGCAGCAGCCCGGCCAAGCAGGAAGGAACGGCCAATGGGTTCACCTTTGGCGTTACACTGGATGACAGCAGCGCCAGCAGGATGGACATTGGTGTGAAGACCAGCCCAGACGCCAGTGTTCCAAGTGACCGCACCAACTGTCTGTTTGACCAGAGAACCAAGATCCGCCGCACCAAGACGCTTGGTGATGGTGATCTTGTTGCCGTTGTTGCCAGTGGTATAGGCATACATGCCGATCTTGTTCGGAGCGGTGACGTGGTTGGCCGGATTGACGATGAGGAAGTATTTTTCGTCATTGGTGATCGGAGTCGTGCTCCCATCCATGAAGGAGTAAGGCGCGGCTTCGAAGTAGCGGAAGTAATCTACATCGGTCATAGCAGCCGAGGTAGGATTGCCGCCACCTTTGATTTCCAGCACTTCGTTACCATTGACGGCAGCGATGACGGCTTCACCTAGCAAGGCGCGGGGTTCCTGCGGCGAACCAATAGGACCATCCCCATCATGATCGACCACCCGGCGTTCCACGACGGCGACGCCGTCAACATCAGGGACTACACCGGTAAAGATGGAGTTCTGAAGGCTGCGGGCCTGAGCATTGATGACCTTGCTCTGGTAATCACTGTCCTTGCGGAGAGCGGCCAAAGCCGAAGAGGTCGCCACCAGCGTGAGACGCAAATCAGGCTGTTGTCCTTTGACACTGCGGGAAACGCGGCCAGGACCACCGCCCCAGCGCCCCATCAGAGCACCAGCGCCGATGATGTCATTCCACTTCAGTCCATCAGCCGCACCAAGCGTGGCCATGGTTTTGTTGTTCGAGTAGTAGTGGTTCTCCTGATTGACCTTGTAGATCCAGCTTTGATCCATTTGTTCCGCCTTGAAACGGCCCAGCCAATTGCCAAGATCCTCAGGCACACCAGCGTTGATTTCCCCACGGGCACCAAGCAATTCCTCGCTCAGTTCATTGTAGGACGTGGCGTGGCGGATGAGGTTGATCTTCAGTTGGTAGTCTTTCAGCTTGCGTTTCTCAAACTGGCTTTCGCTGCCGAACGGCGTTTCCCCAAACGTGGGCTTCTTATAGAAGCCGCCGGAGATACGGATGTTCATGGTCATGCCAGCACCAGCAGCGAGGTCTTCCCCAGTGATGATGATGGAGTCGTCAGAACTTCCTTCCATGGAGTTCCAAAAGTCGCAGTTTTCAGCAAACCGTTCGACGAGTTTCTGCCACACTTGGGAGGCAGCGGCTTGGGCCACATAAGCGGCTCCTGTGTTGGGTCCGGAGACCAAGTTATAGTCAGGCATAATAAGGGTAGGTTGTCAGGACGCATTGAAGCACCCTGCACGGGGGATGGGAGATTCCGGCATTCAGCCGGGTGAATAATGCCCTTGGGTTCTACCGGCCAAATTGCCTGGCAAGAATCCTCAGTTCATCAAGATCGAGGGAATCCATCTGCTGAATCAGCTGTGAGGCTGCTTCAGCAGGGGGAGCGCCTTGGCCGGTGCCACCCGCCGCAGGACGCATACGGGTAGGGGCCGGAGCCGGAGCGGAGACGGGAGCTTTAGCCGTTCCCGAAACGGGGCTGCCGGCACGCTTGGGAGCAATCCCAAGTTCACTGGCCGCCATTTGCACTGCCCGCAGCACGCTTTCAGGCTTCCCGAGGATCGGGTCACCATTCGCTTGCCACGCGTCAATGATTTCAGCTGCCGCTGTATAAAGCGGTGAGCCTTCCACCGCCGCATCCGGGTAGAGGCTTATCGCCGTCTCCTGATGTTGGGTGTAAGCCTGCATGGCGACCTGATCAGCAGAGACAGCGGCTTTAGCCTGCTTGTCTGCGAGTTCAGCCCGCTTTTGCGGGAGTTCATATTGCAGGAGGTCATCAAGTTCTGCCTGGCGTTCAAAGTCCAGATTTTTGATGGCTTCCCGCCGCTCCTGACGGAGCTTGGTAATTTCCGCGTCAATGCTCTCGACGGTTTCCACTGGCTCCTGGGATTTCTCCTCAGTGGCCGGCATGATGGCCGCCGGGGTTTGATTAGGAAAAAGGATGGATTCGGCTTCTTTATAGGAAAGGCCGTTGGCTTTCATGACGGCAAACACTGCCTGATCGCGGGGATCATTAGAGCGAAGGCGGAACTGTTTGCCTTTTTCAGCGTCTTCAACAGGAGTCGCAGGTTCTTCTTGAAATTTTTCCTCCTGCACGGCAGGAATTTGTTCAGCCAGGATTTCTTTTGTAACTGCCTGTTCATCCAGAAAATCCACCTTGCCTGCCCGCATGTTTTCCATGAAGGCATCAAACTCCTTGGGGTCGGTCGGTAGTTCAAATTGACCGTGGGCTTGTTCCTCCTGATTGAGGGTGGTTTCTGTGACTTCGGGTGTCATGCGTGCCAAAGTGGCGCGATTGTCAAGCTGTGCAACTTTGGCACATGCTACCGATTGCAAAATTCCGAAATCAACCTCCCGCCACCCGACTAAGAAAGGGCAGCAGTGAACAGCGGTGGACCAATCAGCAGCAGGATTCTACAGACGAGTCCCGAAAAGCCATTGAAGGATGGAACGAATACTTCGCTGGATTCCAAGAACAGGAAATCAACACTCCAGAAGGAAAGTTCACGGTATTGGTAAAATCGGCCAGCGATGGCACCACCGCTGGCGGGGCTCCATGGCAGATGACCAAACAACCCAATCGGATATTACGGGTTTGGCCATCAGCCATCTGGGATGGGAAAGGCAACAATGTTTGGCCGTCTTACAATGGCATTGCCAGTTCAGCAGAAACCTTTGTTGACGTGGAGTTGCCTGCCAGGCCGGATCATGGATACGTCTGGCTGGAATGTCAGGTATCAGACGACGATGACGAACACGGCATCATCCAAAGCGCCAGCATTAAAGCTGGTGCCAAGCCAGAGTCCGGTTTTCTGCAACGCACAGGCAGCACGGTTAATATTCATCTGGCCGAGTATTTCCTGACAGGTAATACTTTTACCCTTGATGCTCTGCGCTCATTCGTATTTGTCCTCCGCCGCTACGGCCCACCTCAGTCTTTCACTTGGGATTGCGAACCATTATGACCCGCAACTATCCAGCATGGCGGGACAACATCCGTCGCTCTTACCAACGTGGCATTTCGCGTATCCATAACCGTGGGGCGTGGTCAAACCCGGATCGGAATTATGTGCTGCCCCGTGCAGACAACCAAATTTCCGGGAACGCATGGTGGCGTCATTTCGGGTCATCCGGCAGTCTTCGTTTTTCGCAGGTTGAAACTTTTTACCAAAACATCAGCGAAACTTCGACCTTTGACAACGGAAACCCGCCTCAATCCCGGACACGGATCGTCACCGGTAACATGGTGGCAGTTGCTGAGATTCCCCGAGACCGCATCATTTGGCTATACTCCGTTGCTCAAAATGTCCAAGCCCCCCCCATCAATTCAGCTCTGCGCTATCACGCCTCCGCCACGCCTTACGGCGAAGGACTATATGATTGCTTCGGGATTTGGCGGATCTTTGTTCAAACAAAATGGGTAGAAACAAACTCGGATACTTTTTTGCCAGAAACCAATCGTCAGACCACCGAGTCATTGATGATTGAATACCCCTTGCCATACCGGACAGATTGGAAGATCGCCCGCCTGCGGGGGTTAAACAGCAAAATTAAGCTGCAACTCCGCCAGAATTATCATGGACCCGGATTTGCCATTTACGATGATGCCCAAATTATCGAAGATTTACCGGGAGGAGCAAACGACGCCTACGAATTTACCCCCATCCCATTCGATCCACAGGAAATGGATCCCGAGGGTAATCCGGGAGATGAAGTGTATTGGGCAAACCACGCCTTGAGAGTTTTGGCCAACGGTATCTTCTCCGATCAAATGGATCGAATCAGTGGAAACGCTGCCCGCACCAATCTGGATTACGACGAAACAAGCCCCTTGGCAGGAGGATCATGGAGTCACGGTTGGACACGATCAGGCATACTTGAAATCAAGTTTTTCAGGAGCGCCTCCCCTCCTCTTCCTTGATCCATCTTTGCAACTTCAATAAATCAGCCGCACTCATGCCCGCCACCACCTCAATCATCTTGCTTTTTACTGGCCCAGTCCCATGGAGTCGTTCTTTTGTCCAGAGTGCCACCGCTTTTTTGTATTCCTTGGTTTCCGGATTCAAACGCAGACCGCGTTGCAAGATTGCATCCAGAGTCACACCCTTCACTGCCCAGCCCTCCGTGATGGATCGCCACACTGCCACCTTGGAAAGTCCGCACCGGTCCGCCAAAGCTTGGTTGGACAGCCCTTCCCGTTCACACAATTTTTTCAAATAGGCCGGAGTATCAATCATCAAACCTAATACCTCTTACAAATTATGATTTCAACCTCAAAGCAAGCCACTCCGGATATCACCATCGGGAACGTCGCCCGTAGTCTCGTCAGCGAACACGAACGCGCCGAGCCTATTTCGTGGAATGAGCCCAAGACTCTGTTCCCTACGGACCTGAAACTGAACCGGAAGCAGGAAGACGCCATGTGCGCCCACATCGTGCAATGGATTAAAAAGCTTGATGGCGACTTGGGCCGCAGTGACACCAGCATCGACAATGGCTTGCCTATGTTTCTGGGTGGGGAGTTAACCTTGCGCCGGGAAGATCAGGATATGATGGCCCGGAAGTTCATGTGCAAAAGAAGCCTTTACGAACTCACCGCCAAAAACGATGTAACCTGGAGAAAATACCTCTACAAGGATTCCATCTTCCGTCAGAGCAATCTGACTGTCCCGCTTTCCCGCCGCATCGCCAAGCAATCCGCCGCCCGCGCCATCAATTACTTTTTCGGAACCGATCCATGGTTGGCGCTTCACGCCGTGGGAGCCAGTGATACCTCCCTCACAAAAAAGCTGCAACGCCTTCTTGATATCAAGTTTATCGAATCCGGAAGCCTCGCCACCCTCCGCCGTGGCGTCGCCAAGGCTTTCGATTTGGGGGAATCCATCATGAAGGTCATTCAGACACGCCAAACCAAACGGTTCCGAGAAACCAAAGTGGTGGCTGTAGATGCTTCCGGAAATCCGCTTCTAGCACAGGACGGCGGCCCCATTACGGAAACCGACCTGTTTATCCTTGATGACGCTGGCGATCAAGTCTTGAAACGCGATGGAGTTACCCCCATGCCGGCGGAACTTGTTTTCGCTCAGACGCAACTAGAGCAGGAAATCACGGAATACGAAGGGCCGGAAGTGACGCAGATTTACTACCGGGATTTCATGTGCCCCGAGAACGCCAAAGACATCCAATCGGCGGAATGTGTGGTGCATTTTGTGGAGATGACCGCCAGCCAGATTGCCGAGCTTTACCTGTCCTCCGGCAACCGGGATATGGATAGCCTGAAACGTGCCGTCGCCATGCTCAAGGAAGCGATGTCCAACACCAACGCCAGCAAGACCGGCGACCGGGGAGCCCGTGCCGAGCAGCACCAGGAAACCAGCACGGAAAACAGTGAGCCTGTCACCGAATACGCCGAGGTCTATATCCATTATGATGCCGATGGCGACGGCGTGACGGAAGACATTATCTGTCTGATCAACCCCGCCACCGGCTTCCCCGTCTATTATGACTACGTGGCCAACGTCACCGACGACCACAAGCGCCCGTTCCACGTCATCACCGCTAAGCCTGTGCAGAACCGGTGGTATGGTCAGGGCATCATCGAGGAATTTGAGACTCACCAAACGGCAATTGACCTCATGTATAACCGGCGAAACTTCAACCAATCCGCCGCCGGTCGTGTCACGTTCTTCAATCCTTCCGCCACCGTGGAGGGCGACATGGACCCCAACCTGAAACTCAACTGGGGCAAGACCTACCGGCTCAAGCCAAACATGCTCGTGGATGACGTGCTCAAAGTGGTCTATCTGGATGACAACAAATTCGAAGCCTTGACGGCTGAAATCGAGTTCATCATGCAGATTGCCATGAATGAAAGTGGCGTTCAGCACGCGAACGACGCCCAAGCCGCTGGTTTCGATTCCGCCAAACTGGCTACTGGCGTCCGGAACATCGAAAAATCCGGTCAGGAAATGTTTGCCCTGCCTATCTCAGAAATTGAATCCTGCCTGACTCCGTTGTGCGACGCCTTTACCACCACGCTCTACGCAAATCTGAAAGATGAAGAAACGTTCGTGTATTTGGAAGATGAAGTCCCGCAGGAACTCACCGTGGCAGCGCGGGACGTGGCCGGGCTGCGGTTTAACGTGCAGGTGCTCCTGACCCGATTCCGGGATGAACAGGTGCTGCAAGGCACCTCACAAGCCGCCGTGTTGATCCGTGAATACTACGGCTACCCGCCGGAACTCCAAGTGATCATGGCCCCGCTTTACCGGGACATGCTAAAGTCCCTGCAAATCCAGAAAGCGGACAACTACATCCAGCCCGGCGTGGCCATGACCGCCCCCATGGGACCCACCGGCACCCCGCAGGCCCCAGGAAGCGCATCCAAGACGCCGCCGCCTAATTTGTGATTGCATGGCTCCGAAACGGGAGCGACAAGGAAATGTAATGAAACGTCAGATAGCAAAATGGAACTGGATTGATTGGCTGGGTTTCATTCCCGTCCTTATTGCCTTGACTTGCCTTTTCCTGACTGGCTGCCAGTCCCGCCTGTCAAAGGCCGCAGACGCCTACTATCGCAACTCCGAGGAAATCCGCCATGCCTTCTGAGCCAGAAGAACACTTCGCCCTGCTCTGGCAAGCTGCCGGCGGCATTGAATCCGGCCTCGCCCTCGTCCCGGAGTTCCGCTTCCACCCCACCCGCAAATGGAGGGCAGACTTTGCCCTGCCCACCAAGGCCGTCCTCATTGAAATCGAAGGCGGCGTGCATTCCGGCGGCCGCCACACCCGTGGCACCGGCTTTTCCAATGATGCCGAGAAATACCTCGAAGCCACTTTGGCCGGCTGGCGCATCATCCGCCTGATTCCCTCCCAACTCACCTTCCTCACCGCCGAGCGCATTCTGTCATGGATATCCAAACTGCCCAACTGCATCATGAATCAGCCACCGCCGCCGAAGACAGCGCCGTCTGGCGGTGGATCCAAGGACTCCTCAAAACCCGGCAAGAAGCCATCAAGGAAGAAATCCTTGGCGACCTGACCCCGGAGCAGACAGCAAAACTGCGGGTGGAATACCAAACATTGAAGGAAACCATGGATCGGCCCGGACAGTTGAAGCAGCAAGCGGCAGACTGGCTGGAGCAAGCGCGGAACTCCGGGAAGGATGTGGATTAAAGCCGGTTCAGGAGTTGATGGTAGGCCCATGCGGCTTGCTGGGGGCAGACGCCGTTTCCGGCGATGCGGAGTTGATCGGCCCGGGTGGCAAGATAGGTATCAGCGAAGTCCAGAGCGGGTGCCATCCCATCAGCCACGCCGTGAACGCCGGGTTGAGCCTCCACGCCAGATCCTCCGAGTATTCGACTCCAAGCAGCCCGCATAGCCACTGGCGATGGGTCAGGTGGGCTTGACGTGATAGATTTGCCCCACCCGGAAACACTTCAGCTCATTCCGCTTCTTCGCCTCCTCCACTATCCGGCGCATGGCCGCCTTTGTGCCCCCGTATTCCTCAAAGAGTCTCTTTTCCAAGGCCGCTTGGGAGATGCCATCGCGCCCAGTCACTCCATAGATTGCGCCAATCGGAACCCTGAACTCCGCTGTCTTCTTCTCCTTCGTCCCCGACATTTCCTCCTTCCAGATTTCCAGGTCAAAATCAGGATCCCGCTCATAAAGCCCCGCTTCTGTCAGGACGACCCCAATCGGCGGAAACTTCCGTCCGTTATTGTTCTTCCCGCAGGCAACCAGAATCCGGGAATCGTCCTCAGGATCCACCCGCGCCAGATTGATTTGCGAGCGCACCTTGCCATGCAGCGCCTTCGAGCCACGGCCAAACGACGCGGCATCCCAGCCCACTGCCTTTGCCGCGCCATCCTTGCCGGTCAAGGCGTGGTGGACAAACACAATCACCCGCTTCGAATTCCCGGCTCTCACGGCAGTGATAATGTTATCCGCCACCTTTTTCATGTGCTCATCCGCATTCATATCAGCGGAGGTAAAATCCCCCAGCGGGTCCACTACCACCGCATCCGGCTTGAAGTCATTGATGACCTGCTGAATTTCCGCGGCCCGTTCCGGAGACGTCATGTCTAAATCAAAATCCTCCGGCTTGAGCAGCGTCGTGATAAAAATCCGTGATTTCACGAAATCAAACTCCGACCTTTCCAAGTTTTTTTTCAGTGAATCAATGTCTTGTTTGATGCGGCGTTTACGGTTCTCCCCCTGCAAAATCAACCACCGCCGACCGTAGGCCGCCTGATGCACTTTGAGCCCACAGAAATCTTTCTGTAAGATCAGATGCGCAATCAATTGCAGCGTCCAGCGCGACTTACCCAAACCACCCTCCCCAAGGATGGACACCGGTTCACCTTGGGAAATCACCTCATCTTCCAGCCATGCGCCCGGCGGATCATTTTCCATCGCATCCACTTCTTCCAAGGAATGCACACTCATGGTGCTCCGACGTTCGGACCGTGGACAGAGAATAGCCTCCTTGGCACTTTGCATCATGCGATCCCCCTCGGCCCTCCGCCAATCATTCAGGTCTTTGTATTGCTTCGGCGGACTAGCCCATTCAACCCCTGGCCACGCTTTTGCCAACTTATCCTTCCACAACCAGTTTCCTTCCAATGCCTCGCCGGGCTCCAAGGGCGGATCGTTCTGCTCGAACCCAACGCTTTGTCCTTCAAAAAAATAGGCTCCCAGCTTTTCAGCATTTGCCGCCCCACGCGTAACGCAGATTTTAACCTCATGCCGCATAGCGGCTTGCCTGTGCGTATCCAATACCAGCAAAGCAGTGTAAGCGTCCCATTGGCTTTCAAATGCCATCACCATGCTATTTCCTTCGCCCCAAATCAGAGGCAACGCCTTAGCCCCTTTGGTATAAATCCATGCGCCATCGTCGGTGCGCAGATGTGCCCCAATGCATTTCTCACCCCGGTACACAGGTATTGCCCACTTCCCCTGATGCAAGCCCACCAACCGTTCCCCCACCAACCAATCCACAAACTCCACCGGCCAGCCCCGCCACACCGCCAATTCCTGCCGTTTCTCCAGTGTCATTCCCGCAAGACATGCGTCCCAGTCGAAATCCACCTCGACAGCTGGCTTCCCTTTTGCGGAAGCCAAGGCGCTCCCAATGGACGCCAGCGCCTGAGCAAGCGGGCCTTTTGTTACCGATTCAGGAACATCAGGTGATGGCGGGAGCTGCGCCGGCCTCTCTCTGCTGGACGACCGTTCCTCCCGCTTTACTCCCGCCATCACCAGATATTCCTGAATCGCTTCCGCCGGGGGAAGCCCTTTGATTTTCTCAATTAAGTCAATCTCATCCCATGTCTCGCCTGTCGCTTCGTCCATCGCTTTGATGCGTCCATTCGGCATCGCCCGCACCGTGAAGTGCGGCTTATCGGTCACGCGGAAAGGTGACATGATGAGCTTGCCATGACGCGGAGGGACCTCAATACCAAGCCGACGCATCACGCCTTCAATAGGCATCAGGGCACGGGCGCGGGAAAGATCAGCAGTGAGATCGGACATGCAAAGCAGAGAGAATGAAATGAGGAGGCGGAACATGAGGAGGAATCGTGCCACGGTTTCGCCCGGCACCCAGCGTGTTCCCATTACGGGGATTGTGTGGGTGAAATCATGTGAAGCAGGTAATCCCGACCTCTATCAGTCAGCTTGGCATACGTGTATCTGCGCAACACTTCGCCGGGACCCATGGCTTTGTAACACTTGATGAAACCATGACTTTCCAGAGAAATGACAGTGCCATTGACGGAGTTTCGATGCAAGCCCCCCTCGGTCTGCAAATCCATATTCCGCATGGCCTCGCCTTTTATAAATAGAAGCGTCAGAATCACGGTTTGCCCAGAGGTGAGTCCAACGGGATTTTTTCCGCGCCGGTGAATCCGCAAAAGGCAGGATTGGAGGGCTGCCACCCGTTTTTTGTTATCTTCGTCCATAAAATTTCTTCCGGCTGAATTTTGCACCGATCATCGTAGTAGCCGCAGCCTTGGAGATTCCAGTAGGCGGAATCGCCACATGGAACCGCTTCAGGATTGCCAATTGCTTTTCCGTCGCCATCGGCCCGTCTACCGTGGCAATTACCGCCACCTTGTTCTGTGCGCAAAATGCCGCCAGTGACACGGTGTAATTTTTCCGCCGCTCCTCCGCCTTGATCTTCCTCGCCAAGCTGGCCTCCCGCGCAATCCGCAGCGCGTTCTGGGTGGCTGTCGTCAGTTCTTGCAGATTCAATCGTTTCCCTTGGGACTGCCGGGCTGCCTCATATGCCAGTTCCGGATCATCGGAAAAAATGGTGCCTGCCCTCGCATAATGCTGTTTGGTCTGCCAGAGCAGATCCAATAAAAGCATGTCCTTTTTCCCCTCTGCCAGCCGGGTGCCACGTCCCACGATCTGATGATAGAGCGATGTGCTCTTGATCGGCCGCAGAGGCACCACGCAATCCACCACCGGCTCATCCCAGCCCTCAGTCAGCACCGCAGCATTGCATAGATACCGGATTCGTCCCTCCCTGAAATCCTTCATGATTTCGGTCCGGTCCATTGTGCCGTCCACATGCGCGGCAGGCACTCCAAATTCCGCCAGCATGGCAGCAAACCGCTTGGATGTCTCAATGAGCGGCAGAAACACCACCACCGCCTTCCGGTCCGCCGTGGCCTTCACCACCTCCCGGGCAATCTCCCTCAGAATCGGCGTGATCAGCGCATCCGCCTGTTCCGGTGGCATCTCCCCCTTTACCGCCGGCAGATTCACCGAGAGCGGCAGGCACGATACCATGATGTTGCACAGAAACCCCTGCGCAATCAATTCCCCCAGACTGATTTCAAAGGCCACCCGCTCCCACCAATCCGTCAGTTTCTTCCGGTCATGCCGGAAGGGGGTAGCCGTCACCCCGACATACTGCGCCGAGAAATCAGGGCTGAGGGATTCCAAGAACTGTTTCCATTTCGGGGCCAAGCTGTGATGCGCCTCATCGACAATGATCAAATCAAACTGCCGGTGCAGCCGAATCCGCTGCCCCCACAAACTGGCGACCGATGCCACCACCAACCGTGCATCCGGCGATGCCGTCAAGGAGGCCATCTCAATTTGTGGCACCATCCCCAACTGCCGCGCCTTCTCTGCCGCCTGCATCACAAGGTCTTCCCGATGAGCCAGGACCAACACGGACTTCCCGGCTTCCAGCGCCCGCCGGGCGTGCTCCATGAACACCACCGTCTTCCCCCCGCCAGTCGGCAGGAACACCAACTGGCGGGAGAACATCCGGCGCTGCCCCTCGGCCAGAGCATCCAGCGCGTTTTCTTGGTAACCGCGCAGGATCATGCCAATTTTTGTGTTATCAGCCATGGCTTTGCAAAAAGTTACTTCCCGCGTTCCCCGCCAGACAGCGCCACGCGATCCATGGCCTGATCCACCAGCACCCTGTCATAGGTGGTGTTGGATTTGTGCTGGATGACCGGCTTCAGGCCAGCCTTGCACAGGCGTTCCAGATTCGTGCGACCTCCACAGTAGGCCTCAGCGACATCAGGGCGCATCCAGCGGGGCCAAGCATGTATTGCTGTCATGACGGGGAGAAAGAAAGAGGGGTTCAGTAGTCAGATCCAGCCGGTGCCGGACGGGCGGGAGCACTGCCACCCATGGAAGCGGATTTCAGGAGCGCCTGAGCGCGGCCAGTAAGGCGTTTTGCCAGCGCAGACGCCGCATTCTTTTCCAGCGTAGGCGCATTGCCGCGGCGCCCGCCCATAGGATCGAGCCACTTCACGCGGCAGTGTTCCTTACTGGCATCCCGATCGTCCATTTCCATTTCGGTAACGATCGAGCACTGTTGCTCCATGAACAGATTAGGCATCTCCACCAATTCTTCGAAGTTGCCGGAGAAGCCGAAAGCATCGTCAAGAGTTTTGACCGTGCGTTCAAAGGCCTTCTCGGAAAGCCAACCCGTCCAAGAAACACGTTCACCGGCATTTGGGCCGTCATTCACTTCGAGAACAAGACGGATTCCGGGGGTGCCGTTATTGGATTCAAACAGGCCGTTACTGGCGTGGGACACAACAATAGCGTTATATTCGCCTTCGGTTTTCAGATATTTCATAGTAGTGTATTGACTTGGGTGTGGTTTGGGTGTGGTTTGGGGTAAATCAGATCCATTCGCGGGCTATAAATCCAAGCACCGTGCCTTTCATGTATTTGCGTTTGGAGTCGTTGCAGCATTCAACAGAGCAAAACTTCCGGCGGTTTCCCTTGGTTTCCCAAGTGCTTACCATGAACTTGCTTGCAGGTCATTTCACTGACAGCCTGACGTTCAGACCTGACGACAATCTTCATGGCAGTTCGTCTTGGTTGAGTTGAAGAAAAGCAATCATCTTGCGAAGACGATCCGGCGTCAGAGTGGGGATTTCCGCAATCATCGCCACCCGTTTCTCGTTGGGCAGCACAGATCCGGCAATCAGGGACTTGGCGCGTTCCTCCAGTGTAGGTCGGTGAACCGCCGCCATTTCTTTGGCAAACGTCTGCCAGTCCAGTGGGATTTCAGGAGGCAGCCCATAGCGGTTTTTGGCTTCCCACTGCGGTGTTTTCTCGGTGAACAAATACCGGTCGCCGCCAATCGCCTTTTTGTCCTTTTTATCGCCGGACTGATACATACGGTAGTTTGCAAACAGCACCATATCCGCCCATGCCAGCACGATATTGTTAAACTTCTCATTGCCCTTCAGCCCCCAGTAATTGAACTCAAGGCCGTCCGGTTGCTTGGACGTTTTGACAGAAGTATGGGACGTGATCCAGATGGCAACCTGATGTTTTTTGTTGATGATGTCCAGACGCTGTAAAACGCCTTCAAGGAGTTCGCGGCCCCTCATGTAGCCTTTGCCGTATCCGCCGCCTACGTCCTCAATGGCTTTGATTTTCGGGCTGTTGGCTTCTTCGATGACAGCGCGGTAAATCATGGCTTCCAGCGCGTCCAGCGTATCGACGGCCAACGTTTCAAACGGCACCGTTTCAGAGCCGATGCATTCATCAAGAAACGCGAGTACATCCTTGTAGCCAGCGGGTTCGAATTGCGGGACGTGCTCCAGACCCACAAGGCCGGTTTCACAGGCGATGACAGCCGGCCGAACGGAGGAACAGACAAACGTGGTTTTCCCGATGCCGGGAACGCCAGCAATAACACCTCGAGGCGGAAGAGTGGTGGTTTTTGGACCGAGTTGTTTAAGCAGAGACATGATGTTTTCTTTTTTGGTTGGAGGGGTAAAAATCAATCTTTGACAAACTGGCCACCAATCATCTGACCAGTGCGGTCTTTGATTTGCTCGTAGGCGAAGAGTAGGCAGTCTTCAAACTTAAGGCCAGCAAGTTCGGCGGCAAGAATGAGAGTGACGGTTGTGTCGCCTATGCCATCCTGTAGCGCGTCACAATGCTCATACATTAAGCTGTTTTCGTGCAGAACCGCAGCATCCCGCGTTTCCGTCAGTTCCTCCTGTGTCTTGGAGAGTTGCTTTAGGAGGGTGCCTTTTCCGTTGGGGCCGGTGATCCCTTTGTCCATGCCCCATTGGCTGACAGCTTCGATTAGTTCGGAAGTATTCATGAGTTTTTGAGGATGTAGATGAAAATGAAAACGGTAATAACCATCATCAATGCATCAAATGTGGAGTATTCAGAGTAAGGCATGGTTTGAGTGAGTGCCCCGGCCAGTGGTATCTCTAGCCGGGGCAGTTTTTGGTGTGGTGTTGTTTCCGGAGCAGCCGCGCTGGGAGCACGCTGATAGATTGAGGGCATAATCAGTCGGGACAGCCCCGGAAATGGGGTGGATACATACTGTATCCAAATGGGTTCAGAACAGTGAAGGTTGGATCGCCATCAATTCCGTATCAGGAACAATCAGCGGACGCAGCCAGTTTTCCAGCCGCTCATGCCAGAGGGTGCCCCAGCGCAGAGCTTCAGCCTGCTCGCCCACCCGCCGGATTGGATTCTCATAGAGGTGGTAATGCAGCCGGCCACAAGCACGGAAGGCTTTTAGACGTGAGTTTGTGAGCAACTGCCGGCCTTCGACTTCCCCCGCCATGTTTAATTCAGCATGAGCCTTCTCTACTGGCGCGTAGAGGCTGGAATCCGGTGGCACAATGCCCGCGCAGAGTTCCCAGAACTGGCACCGGCTCCAGGCGTCACAATGCGAGGGATTCCGCGGCCAAAGATTGAACCGCCGGGCATACAGCAATTGCTGACTTTGTTGCCATGCGTCTTTCTGGTATTCGTCCAAGTCACCAGCCAGCCGGGGGATTTCCCGCGCTTGAAAATACCGGGAGGGATCTTCCGCCATGGCTTCAGCGATGCGGACTCCGTATTCCTCTGGCGTTTCAGGACGCGTCTGGAGCGTGTAGCCCTGTTCTGCATCACCGGTTTCCCGCCATTTCTTTCCGTCCTTGGTCTTCACCCGGTTTCCGAGCGCATCATTTACTATTTTCAAACCAGCTTCGTCCCGGACAGGCACCGAGGCCGGACGTTGGCCAGGCTTCCGGCAGACATCATAGAAGATTGGACCGATCCCGGAACCGGGATACAGCACTTGTGAGGCGATGACATACTTGGAAACCTGAGTGTCCATTTTCAGACCATACCAATAATCCGCAGAGGGAGAAATATCCGTGTCTGAGGTAGTCTTGTGCTCACCGACGGAAACCAAACCGGTGACCTTGTGGCGCAGGAGGAGATCAATCTTGCCAGCTTCCACGAAGGACTTTGATTCACCCGTGGACTCAGGATTCATCAGGGGAAAAATGAACTCACGTTCGACGGCGAGAACGTCATAGGTGGCCTTGATACTGGCTCCGGTGGAGCGTTCCCAATACGGGAACTGGGCTTCGATGGCCGCGAGAATGAAGGCGTCTTCCATGGTTATTCGTCCCCCTTTCCTTTTAGCTGCGCGATAAGTGCATCCGCCACCTTCAGAGAATGATAGGCGACTTCTGCGGCATCATCGGGATCAAAAACCGCCTCGTAATCAGTGTTTGCCATCAAGCCAGCCACTGCCTGCCCGGCAAAGTAAGCACGGAGGGTCATTCCGCCAGAGCCCAACTCTACTTGGCCGTTTGGATAAACCAAATCTGCCACGGGAAAAGCCGGTCCACCGTCATCAATTGGAGTGGCCACTACTTCACCCCTCCTTCCAGAAAATAGTAGAGAGCGATGAAACAGCCCCAGGCACTGCCCGCCAAAAAGCACAGCATGATTTGAGCGGCAGTCAGCCGGAAGTGGCGCGGCGGCTTGGGGATTTCCAGAAACGGAGGATATTGATAGGTTGGCTTTTTCATGGGTGTGTAAGACAGCGTAAAAATGTGTAGGAATGCAGAATCAAAAAAAATCAGCCTTCAGATTGGGCAGCAGATTGGCGCTCAAGCCCGGTTGCCACCATGTATTGCAGCAGATTGGACAGAGAACGCCGCTGTTTTTTGGCGATAGCCAGAAGTTGTTTCTTCATGTCCTCAGGCATGGAAAGAGTCACCATGCGGCGGGAAGCCGGATGCTTTATAACTTTGTTTTTGCGTTTTGCAGCCATGATAGGGTCGGGTTGGTGGATTGTCCGCGTGTATTTGAATTACTGGTGTATGTCTTACACGCACTTGGAATCCATGCAAGAATAAGTTGAAATTATTTTTTCCTCCCTTACCTGTCCCACACAACCAACCCCAGAAGCCATGAAAAACCAGAAAATCTATACACCAAAACGCTCCCCGGAGAACACCACAGCCACTTTCAGTCTGACCAAAACTCAGATGGAGGACACCAAAAAACTGGCAGAGTTCTGTCATGGCCTCAGATTCATCCTTGGTGCCCAAACAAATCACCGCCGGCCTCCCCACACCTTTAGGTAACCCCTTCGTGCTTGGCTGATACCGCCAGTTCCCTTTTGTATCCCGGTAGAGTCCTTTGATGGTAGCCATACCTCACATGGGTAGCAATCAGAGTCGCAGAACAAGCCGAAAATCAGCCACCAACACGCCCGAACAGAAACTTTTTCCCGAAACTTTACGGGGAATCAGGGGATTCATCAGGACTCATAATCCCTTGGTCGTCGGTTCAAGTCCGACCGGGCCCACCTTTGAATCAGCGAGTTATGAGGTTTGGTGATAGGTCGGGTTGCAAAATTGGGTCGCAAATTAGACAATCTCCCAGTTTGCAGGGGCTGCGATGTCGTTGCGGCTGACGGCTGGGGCAGGAGCATCGCCATCCACCAGCAGCCAGCCCAGACCGGGCCAAGGGAAGGCCGATTCGGATTCGGCGACGTAGGCAGTTGCAGCTAGTTGGTCGTCAACTAAATTCCAGAAACCGCCAAAATGCATAATTCTACGGTCGGACCCATAGCCGTATCTTGCTGATTCAACGTTTGCGCTTTTCGGCATCGGGCCGTTCACAAACCCGCTCCCTGCCCCCGACACGGTAAGCCCCGCATCCATCTCTCCCTTAGTCACACTGATAACCGATATGCTTACCGGATTATTATCCGAGGCATCCAGCCAATTTTGCACCAAATCAGGTGATCCTACATTATCGTTGCTGTAGTAAACGGTGCTGCCGCCATAGGAATTAATGACCCAATTAAGGCCATTCCAATAGATTTCATGAGGCGAGAATTCGGTTCCTAGCTTAATATAGCTGTCAGCTGTTGTAAATACGTAAATCCCATCGGCTGCCCCGCCAGAAACGAACACCCCTCCGGGTGCGGTGCTGGGGGCTTTGAGACGATACACTACGGGTGCCATCGGAACCTCCGTAACGACCGGCACGGGTAATCCTTCGGGGCCGTTTTCCCCCTCAATACCATTCCACTGCCCCTCAATTACCCCAACCATCCAAGGATCGGCGTGAGCGCCAGTGGAATAATAGGTAATCCCCCCACCGTAGATAATGCGCCAAGATAGGTTCTCTGCGTAAATGCTGTTATCCAGCGGATCAGTAGGGGAGCCGACTTTGTTGAAAAAGGTTATGCCTCCATAGAGCCCACGGGGCTCATAGAGCCCATTCACCTCTTGCATCCCGGCACCGCTAACCACTACTCGGGATGGAGTGTAAAGCTGTCTGACCAACTGCCCCGGAGCAATGCCCGTGAGGGCATATCGCGCTGCTTCGTCGGCCACCGTGATCATGGCAGGAGCGCGCCCGGCCCGGCGGAACATTCTCGCACCACCAATCAAAGGTATCCATTTCATGACACGTAATCACGGACAAACGCCACCGCCGAAAACGTCGCTGCACTCCCATTTGTTGCCGTTTTGCAGCAATAAACGCCAGGAGGCAATTCCAATGACCCATCCGCCGGAATCAATAACCCAGTCGTGTCCGCCGTCTCCACGCCATCCACCTTGAAGGATTGCCCAGTCAATACCCGTAGCCCCGATGGACTGTCTGCCTTGACGACAACAATGAATCCATCCTGGCCTTTAACCGTGGAAATAACGCGCTGGCCCGTGGCCGCTGTGGGTGTTGTAAGATCCATCACCGACGATGCGGCTTCTCTGCCTCCCGCGCAACTTTGGCACCGTCCACACGCTCCAAAAACTCCCGCCAAGTCTCTTCTTTGGCATTGAGGATATGCCGCATCTGTATCCCAAACGCCGCCACACACCTCATATATCCAGCCAGTAACTTGAAATCCCCTCGCTCGACATGACGCACCGTCCACTCAGCCACCAATGCCTCCTTAGCCAACTGCTTCATGGTCAATCCAGCCGCCCGCCGCATTTCACACACGCGCCGGCCCATAAATACCAACTCCGATTTCTTAAGCACTCGCTTCATGTCATTGACCAATCACGAATTTTCTTCTCGCCACCCTCCTCCGAATCCCATTCAGCACGACCACGCCGCTCCGGCGCCATCATATGCGCCGCCTCAATCGTCACCGCACCTATCCCCAACATCAACACTTGGTCGTCATGATGCCCTCCCATCGCCTCCGCTTTCCCATTCGGATTGATAATCATGCTCCCCAGTTCCCCCACTACCCGCTTGTCCCGAACCTCAATTCCATCCCCCGGCTCTTGGAACAACCGCACCCGGCGCACCAAGTTCTCAAGTAGTTCCGCCCGCGTCGATACATCCGTTTTCCAACCGTAAACCGGCGACATCGTCTGCTTTACCCGATTCGGCATCATCCGTCGGTAAAGCAACACCTGCGCATATTTTGCCCGCATCAATTCGATAATCCCTTTGTCCATGTTTGTCTCAACCACCACGCACGCCCCACCATACCACGTCGCCATCATGGCCACACGCTCCGTCAATACGTCGATGTCCCACTTGCACACAGGCTGCCCGCGCTTGTGCCGCTTCTCTGCCCAGCAGTCCGCCAGCCGGGCCCCCAGCAGCAACGGCTTCCACACGCCATCACGATCCCAATACCCCTTCCGCAGGATGCCCGCGCCATGATTATCCGGATCCGCTCCCACAACTCCGCTCGCGCCCGTCATCGGGTCCACCGGCAGATTGTAAGACAATCCCGCCATCGGCATTTCCCACACCCGCACAAACGCGTCATCTTCCGAACACGGCTCAAACTTAACCCTCCGCTTTGTCTCATCCGTCCAGGACAACACACCCACTTTTTGCCCGCACGCCCGCTCGTCCTCTTCCGCCCTACGCCGCATTCCCTGCACCGCCGGCTGCGGGAAAAGACGCCTTCCTGACGCCAAAAAGCATCTATCTTCATCACTGGGATACTCCTGCTCAAATAGCTCTTCATCCCCATCAAATCGCGGACTCTTGATCATCTTCCGCCGCCAAGCCAACCGATCCATTCCGAGCTCCATTTCCACCAGTTCCAATTCCCGCTCCGTCAACGATTCCTCTATCACCGCCGCTTGCTCTTCTGTGACATCCAACCGGTATTCTGGATGCCGATGCCACGGATAAAAAACCTTGAAAAACCCGTTCCACGTCTCAGGTATCCGCCCAGCCTTGTGATCCTCCAACGAAATGGCGTTGATATACGTCGAATGATAAACCCCACCTGTCCCATTCGGTGTGGATTCCACCACCATCAGCGTCCCCGGCTCCTCCGGAACGCAGTTCAGCAACGCCGCAAACGTCGCCTTCCCGCTGATTACCCCCGTTTCCTTCCAGTGGGCCACCTCCGTTGCCAGCACAATCTGCATGGTGCCTGACGCCCCCGCCCGCGGATCATTCGCCGTTTCCGTTACCAAAATGGAGCCATGCGAAAACTTCCCGTTCGTCCGCGTAAACTTGTTACCCCATGCAAACGTGTCATTCGCGGCGAAGTCCTCAAACATCGCCTCCAAGTTCTTCACCGACTTCTCATACTCATCGCCAATGATACAGCACTTCGATACCCGCATCTGACACTGCTGATACGCCGTCGCCACCGAAAACGTGGACGAACCCTGCTGACGACCCTTCAAGTTGATAATCCGGCACGGTATCCCCTTCTCCTCACAATACCGGATGACTGCATTCATCTCCTTCTGCAGGTCATTCCCCTTCAACTCCGGAAACCTCAGCGGCCGCCGCTTTTTGTCCAAAATGCACCCATGCAGTTCAAACCACTGCAACGGTTCCTTCACCAATGCCCGCTCCAATTGCCCTGGCCGGATATTCCGATCCCTCAGCGCCCGCCCCAATCGCGCCACCAAGTCTTCGTCAGGTTGTTTCTTCTTCGCTGCCATCAGTTGTTCTTAATGTTCTCCTCCATCGTCACCCGCAACGACGCCCGACGGTATCCTTCAATCACACGCTCAAACATCTCCACCATCGGCCCAGGCAACCCAGCAAAATTCCCCATCATCTCCTGAAATCCAAACCCCTTCCGCGTCAACCCATCCACCACCTCAGCCACCGACACCGCCTTCTCGCGCCCAACAGCGCCCTCAAGCAGTAACGCAGCCTCCCCGCATTCCTGATCCGTCCACGATGCCCGCTCTTCCGCCGTGCTCACAAGCAACCTCCTTCCACCACCTTCTTCGGACGGCCTACGCGTCTCTTCACCGCATCATCACGCCACCACCCACGCCACCACCGCGCCATACCCTCCAACATCCGACCTTGCCCACTCTGCACCTGACCATACGGTCGCGTATCCACTTCATCCCCCAATGACACCAAAAACGCCCCCTTCGACACCACCACCCCAGCCAGTTCCATCACATCTTCACAATCCCCAAGGCTGCCCAGCACCACGCACTGCACATTTCCCTCCCTCACGCATTGCAGTAGTTCATCCCACGTCTGACACACCGCCATCGGAGGGAATTCCTGCTTGAATCCCCAGTTCTCACACTCCACCAGCCGCTGTTCAGCACCCGGACCTTTTGCGTAGATTGCGCATTTCATAGGGTTATCAAATTGTAAATCCAGATGCACGCCGCCATGGAAATCCATCCCATGCCAATCCCAAAAAGAACTTGTCCCCACTCATCCTGCTTCCGATCCCATTGCTTCAATCCTTCCTCCATCGGGTCTTCTGAATTTAGTTGCATGACTTTTGGCTTTGGTGCCCCAAGGGACAGGACTTCGCTGAAAAGCCATAAACAGCGCCGTCCTGCCCCCATAAAGCACGCCACCCCTACACTTACGCTGTCTCACGCGCAAATCAAAAGTTGACACGTAGGCAAAAAAGAAGCCCAAAGCGCCAACTCCGCATTCACAATCATACTACACCATCCGCCGGCTTCCGTTTCAAGGTTTTTCTTCTCCCCCCTTCAAAGCGTGCTTCACCTTCTGCACCGTGCCCATTGCTTTCCCGGTCAGCTTCACCACATCGCGAATAGTATGCTTCCGCTCCAGATACTTCACCACGTCCTGATGATCCCGCAGAAACACCGCAGCAGCCTTCAGCGTACCCTCAGGCCTTCCCAACCTCACACCATTCCGCTTGGCCTCTGCCAGCCCTGATTTCACCCGCTCCCGCAGTGTATCAGTCTCTGCCCTGGCCAACTCCGCCAGCAAGGCCAGCATGATTGCTGCGGCAGGATTCCGCTTCCCATCCGCCAGCAGTGTCTCGATGCCCTGGGCGTGCCAATAGAGCGAGACGCCCGCGGCTTCCAGATCCTCGACGAACTGATGGACCACCGCAGGCCGGCGGCTCAGGCGCGAAACCTCATGAACCATGACCTTCCTGATTCTGTCGGCAGCCATGAGGGCGGTGATGCGGGCGAGCCCTGGCCGGATATTGGCGTCCGCCCGGCCGGTAATGGTTTCCTCAATGACCTCCACGACGTTCCAGCCCTTCGCAGTAGCCGCCGCTGTCAGTTCTGAAATCTGACGGGCGGTTTCCTGCTTCACGGTGGAGACACGGACCAAGATAGCGACGGGTGTTTTCATTTTGATGGTAAAGGGTGCCAAGTGTGAACTTTCGTCATCCATTCGCCGGCTTCATTTAGCCAGCGTTGCGTTTCATGATCCCACCGACCCACAAATTTTGAAGGAGAGCCATACCGCTCCAAGAGTAGCTTCCGATCCCGTGGGGCAGTCATCATACTTGAGTCGCGTTCCCTCTTCCTGTTCATGCCGCCTCCTTTCCAGTAGCGGCCAGCATCATGACAGAATCACGGACCGGACCGGGTTGCTGTGCTTTTCTGGCGACCTCCTCAGCGGAAATACCAAGCATCTTGGCAACGGTGGTAATGGCGATTTCGATGGCGGAATCAAAGTTGGCTTTCATAACGAATACAGTGTCGCACGCGTTCTAAATAAATGCAACGTATTTCTTGTAACGAAAGAAAAAAGTTATCCCGCCCTTCTGAACGGGGGATTTCCGCCGACAGTTTATTTTAGAGCGGTCAGACCTCCTGAGCCAACTCCCTGCGCAAAGCCTCCCTGACGGCCGGACTTCCCAGCAGCCTGGCCAGCGTCTGCTCTTCAGACTCGATGACTTGGGTTTTCACTTCGGTTCGCTGGACTGGCATCCCCAGCATGTAGGAGAGGTAGAGTTTCACCGCCGCCTCTCGAGCCCGCCAATCCGGCACCTCCTCGTAGTCATGAGCACCGGTCCGCTGATTGGTGGTAGCCCCCAGCATCTCCTTGATGGCCACCGCGATTTGCTCAGGGGGTACTTCCTTGGCGAGTTGCAGGATGAGGCCGGTTCCGATGTCGCCGGCACGGAGGTTTTTCAGTTCTGTCTGGGTTTTTCGCATTTCTGAGAAAGAAGCCAGATTTAGTTAGAGCCGGGCCGGATTTGAGCCTCGCGCCCGCGTGGGCTTCGGGTGCGTCATTTTGCCACCCACGACCTTCCCCGTCAACTATGAAAACGGAATGTGACTTGATGGCGCAGGTGATTTCCTGGGCGAAACTGAGTGCCCCCCGGAACTGATCTTCCTGCGGTTGATAACAACTGAGTGGTATGAGGGTGGAAATGGGGAAGAAAACCTGAGTGGATTCTACGGGGGCAGGAATGAAAACAGGAATGAGCGTGGATGGTGGTGGGATGGGGTGGTGTGGCTCAGGACAAGGCGGAGGGGGTTCTGATTGAAATTTGATGGGTTTCCGGCTCAAATTTGATACAGTGGCGGCGGTGGCATGGCGCAATGGAGGAGGGAAGCCAGGGGGGAAGTGACGGAATTAAGGGAGGAACACACCCCCCTAATATCGCTTTAGCTATAGGGGGGTTCCCTTCCCTCCATTGCGCCGATGTTGCCAGCGGCATTCGTGTAAGTCGTTGAAAATGAGAGTAAATTATTACTGTGAAGGAGGAGGAATGATGACTAACACCGCAGGAATGACGGCAGTAATTTCCCAAGGCTTGTAAAATATAGGATTGACGGCGATATTCCTGCGCTGTATGACACACACTTAACGGGGGCCGCAGGAAATTACTATTCTGCCCTCAATAGGAGGAATGTAATAACATGGATGACATCAAAAAATCACTGCAACTGAAGCTGGAAAACCCATTGATGATGGGGGAGTATGGGCGTGGGATGGAGGAAGCCGTGGTGGCTGAACTGATGAAAGCGGCGGCGGCTGAATGGGTGCGGGAGCATCCTGAAATGGTGGCGGTGATGAAGGAGCGGCTGCGCGTGGTGCCGGTTGTCACGGTGGAAGAATTGGTGGGCCGGGTGCCTGGGGAAGGGATTTGGAAGACGGATTTGATTTCGCTTTTGAATGTGGATTACTCGATGGGAGGAAAGGCGGCGGGGGAATTGATCCAGCGTGGGGTGGTTGGTGGATCGTTGAAAATTGAGAAGGGGGAGAAGGGAAAAAACCTTGTGCGGCTGAATGTGAAGAATCCGGCGGTGGAATGGGGGAAGATCGTGAAGGATCGGATGGATTGCAGGGATGTGGTGGCTCAGTTGGTGGAGCTGGGGTATTCGCCATCGCGTGGGTATGCGTTGGTGGATGAGGCGGAGAAGGAGGGAGTGTTGAAGGCGGAGCGGAAGGGGCGGAAAAAGACGGTGTGGATTGAATCGGCCGCGGTGGTGGCTCAGGCAGTGTTTGTGCCGCCTGCGCCTGTGGACCGGTTTGCAGCAATCAAAGCACACATAGGGGTAGGAGGGGCATCATGATTGAAGCGCAAAAATGCTGTTGCGGAAGCAGCGCAAGAATACTGCACTGGGACTCGTATTGGAAAGTGAAGTGCGAGCGGCATCCAGATGGATGCGAGTACGAGGGGCACACCATGCGAACGAGGCGCGACGCAATTCGGGAATGGGATGCGCTGCGGCTCCGGCAGGGCATCGGGCGCGCGGGCCATGCGCTTGGCAGCACGGGCGGCGACTCCTTTCAATGACCGCTCCCGCAGCTTGATTTTGAGTGCCTTACTCGCTTTCTGGTTGCGGTAAATTCTCATGAGTTTGTGATAATACACTGTTCTGCTCCTTGCGGAGTCTTGCGGCCTTTCGAGCTTCCTGCATCGCTGCCTGCTGTGCTGGGGTGATCTTGCGGCGGCTTGCCTTGCCGCCTTTGCTGCCGATCTCCGCGAGGTATTTCTTGAGTTCCTTTTTCATGCCTTCGATAGATCGACGCCAGTTTTCCAGTTCGCCACGAAGATGCGCAGCAGGATCGCCATCGGGAAGGATGCCCCTCGCTTTTCGAGGTAGGCCATGAGAGACGGCACGCAATCAGACGGCACGCGAACCACTGATTCGAGCACTCCATTGACGGAGATTTCCGCCACCGATTCAGAGGCTTGCATTGTAGTCGGCCTCCTGGATGAGATTGTTGATGCGTGATGCCTCCGACCAGTCAGTTGACCGAGGGCAGGCGCGAAGGATACGGGCGGCCTGAGTGTATAGGCGGCGGGCCTGCTCAGTGGTTGAGTCGCACCGATCAGCGGTGGACATAAGGGCTTTGGCGTCGGCGATGTATTCAGCGTTCATGTGTCTGATATTATCATAAGCGGGTTATGACACAAGCGGTATTTTGAAGATTCTCACCAACGGAGCAGAACAATGAGATACAGTCCAACGGGGCTAAGGCCCCGTGGCTGATCTCAAGCGTTAGGCGGCTCATCTCGCTCAGCGATGATTTCGACCTCAAGCTTAACGATGACGCTGACCGCAGCATCCAGAACATCTGCTGCGAGGCGCTTTGCGGTTGCAGTTTCGGGCGCACCGAGGTGGTGCCATTTATCCGCTTGCTTGCGCAGTTCACATTCTTCGTCCCGGAGCCGATTGCGCACTCGCTGGAGTGCCGATAGCCCGCCGCCTAACCATGCGCTGCAGCGAACCCGGCCATCGTCCGTTGGTTGCAAGGGTGAGTCTTTCATGGCCGGGTCGCTGAGCTTGAGTCGTTCAGTGCTTGAGTGATTCGGGCGCGGAGTTCCGCGTATTGATCTGCCACCACGTCTGAGGCGAAGTCAGAACACGACACATTGAGCATCCCAGCGATTCCCACAGACCAGCGATTCCATTCGTCGCGCTCCTTCACCGCCTGATCGCCGATGTCGTGGACGGGCTTGAGGGCAAGGCATGTGGCAGGGTCAAGCGGCGATGAACAAGGCTGAGGCAGGGTAACCCCGCCATCCGCCTCCGGTTTAGTGCTAGGTAGTTCGTTCATTTTATTTGTTGGTTGGGTTCAGTGTCAGCGGGGGTTCCTGCGCAGCGGCGTTCGCCATAATGGCCTCAGCGAGCGCACGGCACATTTCGCCGCCTATGATCGCTCCTTTAAAGTCAGATGAGTTGAATATCTCTTCCCTGTTCCGAGAGACATTAAACCACCAGATTTCCTCCTCCGACTTGTCACCTTCGTCATTGATTTCCACGTTATCATTGGCGGGACTTTCTGATTTTTTCGGTGATCCAATCGGCCTGAGACATCTCCCGCGCATTGCACAGATCCCGCAACTTGTCCGCATCCTGCGGCTCCAACCGCACGGTGATAGCTTCTCGGGGAGTATCGCGGGGCTTGCGCCCCGCTCCTTCCCGTTTCCCTCCTCGGCGATTGATGACGGCAGCTTTAATCTCCTCTGTATGTTCGCGATAGTACTTTGAGTTGTGATACGCCGTCTTGCAGTCTCGACAGCAAAACTTGCGGCGTTGCTCGTTTCCCGGCTGGGAAAGTCCCGCATCATACTCTGATTCGCATTGCAGGCACTTTTTGATGTCACGGCTCATGCTTCACCTCCTGCGTATTGTGACTGTTCTTCACGAGCCGCTTCTTTCATTTCGGCGGTCATTTTTTTGAGCGTGGCCTCGCAAGCCAATCCTTGGTGCTCGATTGCATCTGCGTATCGTTTTACGATCCAGTAATGAGGGTGGTCGATGTCGTCATGCAGGCGCTCTGGATCACCTCCGCAGGATTTGTAGGCGGCGACCGCTTCAGGTGGCACTGGTGCGTTGAGTTCGGTTTCTCGCTCTGCTTTTTTCTCGGCGGCTTTTACTGCGTCTTTTTCTTGCTCCGCTCGCGCGGACTCCAAGTCCAAACGGCTGATTGAGCAAACGCGGCGGTGGGCAAAAGCACCCAACGCTCCTGGGCGGATCGCGCTGGCATGGCCGATGGTTGTAACTTGATCCCAACGGAGCTTTACGCCATCACAAACAAAGTCCTCCATGCGGTATCCGTCAAAGTCGCCTTTGTCGATTACTGTGACTTCGATGTGGTCTGACGGGATTGTTGCTTGGAGGCGTTTTACTTCTGCTTCCATTTCCGCGATCAATGGAGCATCACGAGCGATCTCGGCGTCACGGTTGGCTTTGACTTTTGCATCGTATTCCGCTTTTCCTTTTTTTGCATCCGCGAGTAATGCGGGGCGATTTTCCAGCACCCATGAGAGTGCATTTGGATTGAGGCAGGCTTTGCCGATGGTGCGGTATTCCTCGGGATTTTTGCCAGCTTTTTTGAGATTGGTGATGTCTGATGCGGTGGGATATCCCGGCTCCTCGTCGGTGGTATGCCCGGCATTTTTTTTGTTGATTTCGAGATGCACATCGCCGCGATAGGGCATTGCTTCGAGGACGAGTGGTAGAGTTGGATGTTGTATTTTCATTTTTTGTTGGTCGGTTCGATTGCGCTTCGTGCGGCAACTGAGAAGACCTTAAATCGCGGTTTGATTTCCTGCAAGCATTATTTCAATCTTTTATCATTTATTTTCACCGCCCCAAAAAAGACCCAGAACAAGACGCTGCATGGAATCCCTGCCCGGCGGACAGTTTTTCCGAAGTCAACGTCGATGGCGGGCAGTGATCCATGAGCTATGCGTCGACCCACTCGGCAAAGCGTATCGGCCTGCCGAGTGGGGAGCCGTCCACGGCGCGGTGCAGTCGATTTAGGAGCTGAGGTCTCAAAGTTGCGGCAGATGTAATCTAGGCAACAATTGCGCTGGTCCGGAAAGGCGCGTAAGCTGGACCGGACATTTGCCTATGTCCCTGCAAAACTACCGCCGCCGCGTTCTCTCTCCTGCCACTCAAATCCCCGCCCCGGAGCCCCAGCAGCCCGGCCCCGTGGATCCCCGCCGGCTCAGTGGCGGATTGGCTGACACCTATGACGAAGGCCAGGCCCGGCAATGGGATCAATACGACCAGCAGAAAGCCGCAGTAGCCAATGAGCAGATCCGGCAGGGGTATTTCCAGCAGCAGGAAGCAGAGGCCGCGGCGAAGGAGGCGGAAGCCGAAAACAAACGCCGGACGAAGGAAGCGAATGACCTGAAGGAAATCAGCATGGAGTCCCAGGGACTGGTGACTGACAGGAATCCAGATGGCAGCGTGGTGCAGGCCAAGGACCCCCTGACGGGCAAGCCGGTGGTGAAGGACATCAAGGGGCCCGTGCAGTATGACGCCACCGGCCGGGCGTATCAGGTGGAACGGACGGACGGAGCTTTCCAACAAAAGTTCCTTGATGCGGACGCGCCGATTGGAAACAATCCGCAGGACCCTAACGACCGTTTTATCTACCGCCAGAACAAGGCGAAGCCATGGGATGCGATTGATCCCGAGGAAGGATTGCTCTCACCTGACAAGAAGGTGAAGGATGCCAGTGCGGCGGCTTTGCGGGATCGTGAGTTGCAGCAGATGAACCGCGAGAAGGCACGGATTGCCGCGGAACTTAAGAGCCCTGCCCTCAGCATGGATGCCACGCCGGCCAAGGTTGCGCAGTTGGTCAAGGAAGCCACTGAGCGGAAGGCCAGCAACAACGTCATGCCGGGGGATGAGGAACTGTTGCGCAAACATGGCGAGCGGCAGAACCGGCTGGAACAGATTTCGAAGCTGGAACTCGACCGGATGGCTTTCGAAGAGAAACCCTTGGATGAGTTCGTGAAGGAAAAGCTGGGCAGCCGGAAGCCTGAGGAACTGGCGGCCCTGCAACGGAAACAGATGGAGCAGGGGAGCCAGCGCATCCAAGCCCTGAAGACAGGATTGGATCAGGAGCGCACGGCTCTGGAACAGGAACAGATGGCCCTGATGGAACGGGCGCAGAAAGGATACACGGCGGCCGAGGCTCCGGATATCATCCGGCAGCAGGGAGCTTTGCGTCTGCGGATGGAAGCCCTGAATGCCAAGGCTGCCAGCGTCAATGCCAGTATTGAAGATCACCAGAAGTGGGCGGAAGGTCTCAATCAGGAGCAAACCCAAGCCTTGGAGAGTGTGAAGGCTGAAGAGGCCGCCAAGGTGGAGGAGCAGGCCAAAGCGACCGGTGCCGATCCGGCTTTGCAGTCCTCCCCACCGGTCAAACTGACTCCCGGCTTCACGCCGAAATACCGTCAGGGCGTTCTGGAAACCAACCGCGTGCAGGATCTACCGACGGCCCTCGCTCAAAACCCCGGGAAGGATATCTTCCTGCGTGACAGTGAGCAGGGAGCCGTGCGCAGTGACCGCGGGAAACTGCTTGGCCGCGAGCAGGAAGGGGGAACGGAGGTGCCGGATGTCCGGATGGAACGGGAAACCGGTTATGCTCTCGTGGCGGAAACCACCCGCCGCGCCCGTGAACTGGCTGCCCGGGTGGATGCCAAAGTTCAGGAGGACGGCGGCCGTATCGCCAAAATGGTGAAGGATGGCAGCGTGACTCCGGAACAGGGCCAGAAAATGTTCAAGGACTGGGCCGGTGCTTCCGTCAGTGAATTTGATACCATCGCAGAAAGCGTGCAGGGCGATCTGCGCCGGGTGCGTGATCTTGGATTCCAAGGTGCGGTGCCAATCAACAAAGTCGTGGAGGCCTACAAAGCGGCCGGGGTCGAAGTCAAACCCGTGCCCGATCTAAACACCACCTTGGATGCCGCCGGAAAACTGGACGAGCAGAGCCCAGACAAAGCAAAGGCCCGGCTGGATGCCCTGAATGGATACATCCGGGAGCATGCTGACCAACCGCTTTTCAATACCGCCGCTGTCTCCAGGGAACTGGAGCTTGCCACCCGGAATCTCAAAAAGGAACAGCTGCGTGCCAGTGGTTCCCTGAACGTCGCGGCCACGGAAATTGCCAACGGATGGGACCAGTTCACGGGCTCCTATCTCATGATGCGGGCGGCCATGAATCATCTGTCCGGTGATGAGCAGGAGTTTCTGGACCTGCATCAGCGGGCCAATGCACGGAGCGCCAAGGTCGAAGCCCGCGGCAGTGTCGTGGAATCCTTCGGCTCCATCAAATCCAAGTCGGATGCCTTCCACTACGTGGGGCAGACCGTTCTCAGGATGATTCCTGACCTCGTGGAAACTGCCGGGTTTGGCCTGACAGGAGCCCTCATCGGTAGCGCGGCCGCGCCGGGGGCTGGAACCGCTGGCGGGGCCATTGCCGGGGTTTTTGGCAAGACTGCCATCAAGCGGGCGATTGCCAAGGAAGCGGTGGAACTGATTGCCAAACAGGGGCTGAAGCAAGAGGTGGCCATGAGTCTTGCGGAGCGCAGCGTTCTGAGCGCCCTCAAAACGGAAGCCAAAGCCGGCGGAAAGGGCGTGCTCAGTAATCTGATCCGCCAGCAGACCTCCCAGACTCTGGCGAAATGGGGAGCCTTTGCCAGCAGCTTCCGGGGAAATGGCGGGGAATACCTCAACAGCACTTTGGGAGAAATGACCTCTGCGGAAATAGCGGCGGATCCTGATAAAGTGGACCGTGCAATTGCCGCCTCTCTGTTATTGGCCGTGCCTGCCGCCGCCCTTGACGCCCTCGATGGAGTGGAGTCCGGAATGGTGCAGAAACTCCTGGGGAACACCGGAAAGGAACTGCGGAAAAAGACCGAGAACGCCGCTCTGTCCTTTGCCAAGGAACTTGGCGTGGGCGTGGGGAAAGAAGCTGGCACCGGCTTGATGCAGGGCATCATGGGAGTCTATGCCAAGCGCATCACAGACAAGGTGGATTTGGACCTGCCATTGACCAAAGAGGAAAGCGCCGAAATTTTCGAAAACACCGTGGGGGAAGCCATCGGTGGTGGTGTGTTCACTTCCGTGGGAGCCACGCGCACCGCACTGGCTCCCATCAAAGAAGCTTGGCAGGTCAATCAGGCGAACAACAAAGTTCAGGATGAAATCAAAAAGACCGCCGCCGTGGTCACCAGCCCGCCGGAACAACTGGCAGAACTGGCCGGTGTGGATCCTGCCATGATGACGGCCGCACTGGGAGCAGTGCCTTCACTGGATGCTTTCGGCCCCGTTCCGGGAATGACAGCCCAAAGGGATGCTCTCGGACTCATTGCCGCCGATGCCAAAGCCAAAGGCGACCGGGTAACGGCGCGTGAAGCCTTGAAGGGCATGGCGGTGCTCGAAAAGCAGCGGCGGGAAGCCATGTTGGGTGGCATCAAGAATCTTGTGGCATTGGAGGAATCCTTTGCCGCCCCCATTGATAACAATGGCGTGATTCTGCAACCCGGGATGCCTGAGCACGAAGCCATGACCTCCACAGCCCGCGCCGTGGTGGCCGTAGCTACCGGCCGTGCTGATACCTTGGATAACGCCCAGTTGCTGGCCTTGGACCTCAAGCGGGGAACCAGCGGGGAGATTGAGCCGCTTGGCGGAAAGACCACGGCACCGGATGGCGTGCCGCGTGTCAGCGTGGAGAATGGGGAGCTGATTGTGTCCCAAGGCACCATTAACCGGGTGACTTCCATGTTCCCGGCCGCCGCCCCTTTGATCGGTCAAAGTGAGACAGAACGGCGCGCATCCGTTGCTGAAATGGCGGCAAAGGAGAAAGCTAAATCGGAGGAAAAGGACATTCCAGCGGACAATCCAGTCAATTCAACGCCAGAATCCGTTCAGGATAAACCGGCTACAAATACGACCAAAGCGACACAATCACCGACACAATCACCCTCCGCCACTGCAACCAACCGCCAGTTCGATGTCACCGTCGATGGTCAAGAGGCACCCGTCCGCGTCACTGCCGCCAACAAAACCGCCGCCATTGCTCAGGTCGCCAGCGAAGGAAAAGGCATGGTCCGGGATGCTGTGGAGGTTTCCCCCGCCCCCACGGCCAAGCCGGATTTCGCCCAGGCCATCACCGCTGCCGGAGTTGCTCGCGGCATGGCATCCACCCCGGAACGCGTGAAGCGAAATGCCGTGCTTGCCAAGGCTCTTGAAAATGAAGCCAAGCGGTGGGGTGCGGCTTTTCCGGGTGGATTCCGCGTGAAGACCGCCACCAATTCCGGCGGAGTGCAGATCAGCACCGACCGCGCCCTTGAATTGGACTTCGACGGCTTGGCCATCAGTGCCGAAGCGACCGGCGGAAACGTCGGAGAGTGGGCACGCCTAGCCATTCAGGAGGAGGTCATCCATTCCGCCGCGCTGGAACTGGAGAACGCGAAGAAACTGGATGCCGCCGCGATTTACAACGCCCTGCCGCCCAAGGTGCAACGCGTCATCCGGCAGGCCTACCGCACCACGGCAGATCCGCGCAATCTCGGCCACGAGTTCCTGCGGATGATCATTCAGGGACGGCTCGCCATGGGAGCCAATGGCATCACACTGGATGGCACCATCATCACCACCGAGCAGGCCAGCCCTACCTTGGCCGCCACCATCCGCCGGGCCATCAATGCCTTGCTGGCATACCTCAAGGACTTCCGGAAGCGCCTGGCCAAGGCCGGAGCCACCCCGGAAACCATCGCCGCCATTGATGACACCGTGCAGCGCATTGAGGCGCGGCTTAAGGAGTTTGCAGGCACCGAAACAGCCGCCACTCCTCCAACAGAAAAAACGGCGGCTGTTGCTGAACCGGCACCGGAGGCAACTACCGAGGAATCCCCGGTAGTTGAACCGGTTGGAACGCCGAATCCGGTTCCTAGAACCGATTCTGGTAACCCCACCGCCATCACCCAGCACAGCGTCAAGCTGACCGCCCGCTTTGCCGTCCGTGAACGCGCCTCCCTCCTGCCCAGCCACGACTATCGCGGCAACATCAGCGAAGGCTACGACCAAGCCCTGCAGCCCCGGGACCGCTCCCTGCCGGAATACCAGAAGCAATCCCAGAACATCGCCCGCGAGCTGTCCTTCGATCAGGCCGCCTACTTCCCGGACACCGAAGTCCCCGCCACCACTCCGGATCTCGGAGCCCCGGTGATTGATGCCGGCGCACAGGTGATCATCGGCAATGGCCGCTTCAACGGCATCGCCATGGCCTATGGCGAAGGCTTCCCCTCCGCTGGCAAATACAAAGCCGACATGGTGGCCGCCGCCAAAACCTTTGGACTTGACCCCGCCGTCGTCGAAGCCATGAAGGAGCCCGTGCTCGTGCGGGTCCTCGACCCCGTGGACAAGGAAACGGTGATCAAGTTCTCCCAAGGCAGCAACGAAGGCGTAGCCATGCGGACCAACGCCGTGGAACTTGCCGGGCAGGATGCCCAGCGTCTCAGCGGACCGGCCAAGAACGTCCTCGCCTTGCTGGATCCGAACTACGATCTGGAAGCCAGGCAGAACGAACCCTTCCGCCAAGCCTACGTCACGCAGGTTATCGCCGCCGGAGGAGCCAACGAAGCGAACCTCACTGGGCCGGAACTCGCCAACCGCATCCGCATGGGTATCTTCGCCAGTGCCTACGGACTCAACGCGGAAGGCCGCGCTGCCCTGGCCCGCATGGCAGGGGAAACCGATGACGGCGCGAAGAAGATCACCAATGCCATGCTAACCATGGCCGCCGGCATGGGATGGATGAAAGCGGAAGCCGCCGCCGGAAAGCTCTACGACCGCGACATCAGCACCGATCTTGGAAGCGCCGTCCAGCGCATCGCCGTAGCCTTGAGGGACAAGCCCGCCAAAACTCCCGCCAGCGCCGTCTATGAAGGCCTTGCCGGACAGCCGGATGCCTTCGAAGACCCCATGGTCACTCGCCTCATGCAGTTCATGGTGGAGAACCGCAGCAGCCGTCAACGGCTGGAGGAGGCCCTGTCCAACTACGTGGAAGGCGTGGTGAATCTCGGAAACCCCGCGCAGGCGGATATGTTTGGGGATGAACCCGCCAGCCGGGAAGCCCTCTGGTCCCGGGCCATTGATGACACCGTGCAACGCATTGAGGCGCGGCTTAAGGAGTTTGCAGGCACTCAAACCGAAACCACCATAGTGCCCGCCGCAGAGCCTGATCCACTAAGCCCGGGTTATTATATTTACCAAAAGAAGGATTTCGTGGATTCCCCCCGCTCGTATTTTCAGGTTGCCGTTTCCCTGACGAATGATGGGAAAAGCAATCCTGAGTTGAATAAGACTTTTTCAACGCTTAAAGAAGCCATCGCTTACGGGGACAGTTTCGGAGTTCGGAATGCCACGCCAGAACCGAGAACTTTCGTGGGGAACCGATCAGTGCTCCGTGTTTCTGACCGTCCAAACGCCACAATTAAATTCAGGGACGGCGCTTATTTCTGGCATGATGGAGTAGCCCCTGATTACGTGGATGAACGACGGTTCGAATCGATTGGAGAGCTGCGCCGGATGCTTAATGCTTCATTTTTTGAAGGGTCCGCAGGATTCCAAAATCAAATTCAGTCGCTTCCATTAAACATCCGGACGGAAATGCGGGACGGGCTACAATTACTGGACGTGTTTACTCTACGCAGCGAAGCGAAACAAGCTGGCATTGAACTCAAGAAAGACAGCACCAAAGAAGACGCCATCACCGCGCTTCTTAATTTTGCGGACAATGCCGCCGCCGTCAGTAAGCCAGCGGCCCGTGATCTCACCAAACCTGAGCAGATGACTCCAGAAGAAGCGTTTGCGAAGGAATTTGAATCCCGATGGAGTGGTAAAAAGGTTCCTACTCAAGCGGAATGGCTGGAGAAGAATCCAAAACCCAGTAGAATGAAGTCGGAGGAAGTCAGCCAAACTGAGGCTGTCAATGCTTTTGCAAAATGGGTGGAACGCCGCCGCAATTTTCTGTGGGGCAACGTAGCCAAACAAAGACAGATTTCAAACAGCTGGATTGATGATCTTCCCAGTAAGGAGTTCATGAAGAATTCAGGATACCTCAAGCAGGGTGACGTTTGGGTTCCCGGGAGAAACTCTAAACCAGCCAAGCCTGATGACTGGACGGATTATGATTATCAGACCGCATTGGAGGATATTAATGCGGCAAAAACAAAGGAGATTGAACGCTCCAAGCTTTATAACACTTATTTAATAAGCATTCAAGATGCACTGGCACAGAAGCGTCCTGTGGCTGTTGCAGCTGTGGAATGGGCGGATTTGAAAGCCATTCCTGACGGATACATCAAGCAGAGTGAATTGTATGTTTACCCCAAAACCGCCGTAGTCACCGCTGATGGCCAACAGGACTTTCTTGCTGGCCAACCGGACGAGCCTTTCAATCTCACCCCGGAATCCGCCGCAGAACGCCGCGCCCGGGAAGCCAAGGAACTCGCCGCTGAAAACAAACGGAAGGCGAAGGAAGCCGCCACCGAGAAAGCCGCCGAAGCCGCCACGCCAGAACTCCCGCCTGCCCTGACGCCCGAGGAAGCGGAACTCAAGAAGGTGCTGGATTCCATCATGGATGGATCGCTGCAAAGTCAGCCGCTCGCTCCAACCTACGCCCTCGAAATCCCGGATGCCGCGTTCATCCCTCTCGCCACCGCCGCCAAGAACTTCGCCAAGGTCGCCACGACCCCAGAAGCCCTTGCCGCCAGTCTGACGAAGATGGGACCCGCCTACCGTGGGTTCTCGGAAGCCATCTGGTCCGGCATGGGCATGAGCAACAAGGACCTCCGCAGCATCCAGCCGGACTGGAACGCCATTTATTCCGCCCTCGACAATCCACCCACCAGCCCTACCAATCAAAATGACCTCCCTGCCCGCCCCAATTTGGAACCAGATCGCGGAGACGTAGCCGCTGGAGACAGAAGCCGCACAACTGGCCCAGATGCTGCCCCGGACGTGCTCCTTTCCCTCGGCCGGGATGGGAACACCATTGAATCTCCCCTCGCGTCCCCCTCGCAGGAACAATTGGACACACAACAGCAGTTTGCACGCAAACTTGCAAAACTCATTGGTTGCCTGAACAGTAAGCTGAAAACCTCATGACGCCAGAATCCGAATTAGCCGAAGCCATTGCGGATTCCGCTGAAGCCACCATTGCTTTGGCTGATGCGTATCGGGCTATGGCCGTGTCCCCCTTGCGGGAACAGCCTGCCCCCATTATCAATGTGCCTGCTCCGGTCATTCACATGTCCCCAGCACAGGAACGCCCCCGCAAATACCGCATTTCCATCACCTCCCGCGACTCCCAAGGCCGGTGGAAGACTGCCGAAATCGAAGCCCAATAACCACCATTACCACCATGCCTAAGTCTATCACGTTCAGCAACGATTTGGCCGCGTTGATCTTCAATGCCACTGCCATCGTCGGCATCGCAGACAATGCGTCAGCCTCCCCTGCCACCAACCTTTATCTTTCGCTGCATACCGCATCGCCGGGGATTGGCGGTGCCCAGACCACCAATGAAACGGCCTACACCAACTACGCCCGGATTCCCATTGCCCGGACCGTAGGTGGCTGGACGGTCGCCTCTGGAGGAGCCACCAATGCCGCGCTCGCCCAGTTTGCCAAGTGCGGAGTCACCGGTGCCACCATCAGCCATGTCGCGGTAGGCACTGCCTCGTCCGGCGCTGGAAAGGTGCTCTACGCCGGGGCGCTGTCTTCCTCGCTTGCTGTTGCCAACGGCATTCAGCCTCAGTTCGCCGCTACCGCCCTGTCAGTCCTGGAATCATGACCACCTATCATTGCTCAGAATGCGGAGCACCCGCCACCGTGGAGGATGGCGAAGTCATCCGTACCTGTGAACACGAAGCCCCCGTCATCGCAGACATCCAAGCCGTCGCCAGCGGAGAATCCGCCGTCAATTAAATGCCCATCATCGGACCAGCCCAACTCGGCAAGATCCTCGGGGACAACTCGCGGGTCCATACCCAGTTTATCCACAAGACCAGCCATGCGGACGGAGGCGCGGGAGACTTCATTGACCTGTCCATGGCGGCAGGTACCCCCAAGTTCAATGCCTACGTGGGAGACCAGGCGGCTTTCACCCCCATGCAGGGCAGCGGAAACTTTGGCATCTACACCGGGGAGGCAGAACCGGGCCGGACGAAGTATCTGACGCACTGGTGGCTCCAGACCATGAGCGCCAACAACATCCCCGGCACGTTTCACATGCTGGACTACATCGGGTTTTATCCCCTGATTGACCTGGATTCCACGGACGTTCAGGAGCTTGAGAATCTGGTGCCTCTCACCCGGCATACGGATGGCAAGGGGTTGCGGCTCATGCTTGTCATCACCACCCCCTCGGCGTCCAATGCGGACTTCACTGTCAGCTACACAAATGAACTAGGCGTCGTGGGCCGGATCGCCTCCGGGTCAGTAGGCGTGGGGGCATTCACGGGCAATATTATCACCGCCACGGAATCCACCTTTGCCGCAGGGAAACGCGGTCCTTTCCTTGCCTTGGCAAACGGGGACACAGGAGTCCAGTCCGTCCAGTCCATCACCTTTGCAGCCTCGGCAGGGGGCTTTGCGGCCCTCGTCCTTGTCCGCCCGCTGGCAGAACTCACCCTGCTGGAGTCCCCCACCGTCACGGAGTCAGACTTGCTCATGAAGTCCGGCCGCGTCGTGGACATCGCAGACGACGCATACCTCAACATGATTTTCACCACGGGTGGTTCCATCACCCCCGCTATCTTACGGGGCGGCATCACCGTTGCACGAAACTAAACGCCATGGCCATCAACTCGCAAGACGCCCTCATTACCTCCATCACCTCGGGGAAATTCCACCGTGCCGACTGGAACAAGATTACCGGAGCCGCCGCCTACACGGCAGGCCGTTGGTATGATACCAGCAGCCTCGCAGGCACTCCCGTAGCCAACAGCTTCCCCGGCACCGCGCTGGCGTGGAGAACGTGTGATGAATCCACCGGCAACGGCACAGACATCTTTGGTATCCGACACGGGGGCAACGTCTTGTCCGACCTGAAGCACATCCTCAACATGTATGCCCTCACCGGGGTAGCCACCGGAGTCCCCGCCATGCTCATGCTTTGTGACATGCAGGGCTACTGGCCGGGCATCAACATGAATACCACGGTCAATACCCTGACTGGGACCCCTACCCTGCGCTACACCAATGGCGAGGGGTGCAGACTGTTCCTTGTGGCCCGTGCCACCACCGGGGCGACCGCCCACAACATCGCCGTCAGCTACTCGAACACCACCCCCACAGCAGGCCGCTCCCTGCCCGTCACCGTAGCTGCCACCGCTTCCGCCATCGTCCCGCATATCGTCCACTCCGGCACGGCGGCAAACAACTACGGTCCATTCCTCCCGCTGGCGTCTGGTGACACCGGAGTCAGCAACGTAGCGTCTGTAACCCTGTCCATCGCCTCGGGAACTGCCTCTACGGCTGCGCTGTGTCTGGTGCGCCCCTTGGCCACTCTGCCGCTGACCACGGTCTCCATCGCCGCTGAACGGGATCTCCTGAACCAGTTCCCGTCCCTCCCGACCATCAAGGACGGTGCCTGCCTCCACTGGCTCCTCTTCACCGGGGCCGCAGTAGGCGCTTCCTCCAACTTCTACGGCGCGACCGAGTTCGCCTGGGGATAAAACACGCCATGGCCCTTCTTCAAAACAGCTTTCTCCAGAACCAGCTTCCCGTCCATTGGCGCACGGGATTGCAGGGCAGTTCCCCGGCGGCCTACATGAAAGGAGACCGGCGCAATCAGTCGTCCAGCTACGGGCAGCTTGCCGCAGTCCCGGCGGGCACTTACCCGCCTACAGCATGGAACCTCCCGCGCAAAGCAGGCAGCATGTCGTCCCGAAACCTACTCGCCGGGGAGGGGGATTTGGTGCCGTTTTCCCTAGTGGAAGGGCGTAACCTCAACTCTGCCCTGACCGGCAGCGGGGACATCACCGGAACGGCCGACCTCATCATCTCCATGGTCGCCGCGCTCTCGGGCAGCGGGGACATCACCGCCAGCGCCGAAGGGTTCCTGCAACTCGCCGCCACCCTGGCAGGCAGCGGAAACCTCACTGGAGCAGCGTCCGCACTTGCCAACGCCGTCGCGGAACTGGGCGGCACCGGGCAACTGACCAGCACCATCCGCGCTCTCGGTACCTTGGGAGCAGCCATCAACGTCACCGGAGACATCCTCACCAGCGCCAACGTGGCGGAATCCATCTGGAATGCCCTCGCCCTCCAGTTCAACCAGCCCGGCACCATGGGAGAGGCTGTCCTCAATGCGGGATCATCCGGCAACCCGTGGGACACCGCCATTGACGGATCCTACACCGCTGCCGATGTGATGCGCATCGTCGCCGCTGCTCTCGCAGGCAAAGCCACCGGCGGGGGAACCTCCGCTATTGTGCTGCGGGATCTCTCAGACACCAAGGACATGATTGCCATGACCGTGGACACCAGCGGAAACCGTAGCACCGTCATTCTCGACCCATGATCAATTTAGGACAAATGCCCCGGGGTGCCATGGTGGCCCTGCAGATGCCAGTCTTTGCCCTGGTAGGTGCCCTGTCGTCCGTCACCCCGGAACCACCCGCCCCGCCAGCGTCCTTGGGTGGAGGAGGCTGGAGCCAATCCGACTACCATCAGCGGCAGCATTCCCAAGATCACCCCGAAGAACTTCTCGAAGTGCTGGAAATCGCCCTCATGCACAACCTTTTCTAGTCATGCTCTCTTCCCCCAACCTTCGCGGCTGTCTTCAGACCATCAGCCTCCCCAAAGTCGTCCGGACCGGCCTTAAGGCACGGGTGCAGACCATCATGGACAGTCCAGGCTATCTGCGCTCACAGGAGGAAGCGGAACTGCAAGCCGTCAAAGAGGTCATGGTGATGACCATGAAGAACGTGAAAACGCTCAGGGCTGCCTTGGCTCCCAAGCCAGAGATTGACGAACCTACCAACTTAGCCGACATTACCGCAAATGAACCCGACTTACGCCCAGGAAATCAAGACGGAATCACTCAAGATAGCGCAGGAGTGGCCGGGAGTCTCACCCAAGATGAAGGAGATGGTGGAGTTCTGGAAGGAGCATTGCCCCCGGCGGTGGATGCAACTGAACGAAGCGGGGATAACCCTGCATTACGCCCGGGTGATGGAAGCCAAAATGATGAATCGATGGCAGGAACTGGGGGATCAGAATCACCCGGAACCAATGATTCAGGCGTCGATCGAAGTATTAGGCGACCTGATGACACCGGAGGACGCAGAAGAAAGCGCAAGCCTAGCGTAGCGCCTGATGTTCGCGCCCCGGCAGAGAAAGCGCCAAGTCGTGCCAATTATCAGCTGACCAACCCGGAAGCCATTGTTGGCGGTGGACCCAAGTCCAAGTTTGCCCGGAATCAGAAAGCGATTGAGGTTTACCAGGACCTCCGCACCGCCAATCGGGAACCTACTCAGGAAGAACTGGATACTCTGGCCGGTTACATGGGGTGGGGATCATTCGGCCAAGAGCTTTTCCAAGGATCGTGGTCCAAGTCCAAGCCAAAAGCCGGATGGGAAAAAGAAGACGAATGGCTGCGGGATCATTTGGGACAGAAGGAATGGGAGGGGATGCAAACCAGCATCATCAATGCCCACTACACCGACCCGCCCACGGTGAAGGCTGTGTATGACATCGTGAAGGCTCTTGGCTTCACGGGGGGCCGTGTGCTGGAGCCGTCCATGGGTATTGGAAACTTCTTCAGTCTCATGCCGCCAGACATTGCCGCCAATTCCACCCTGACCGGCATTGAAATGGATGAAGTCAGCGGAGGCATGGCTAAAATCCTCTTCCCGCAGGCGAACATCCAGATTAAACCCTACGAGCAAAGCAAGACCAGTGATAACTTCTACGATATGGTTATTGGGAACTGGCCGTTCTCCAATGGAATTCCCGTGGACAAGCGGTATGACGCCATCGGCGCAGTGCTTCACGATTACTTTTTCATCAAGGCACTGGATCAAACCCGCCCCGGCGGCCTCGTGGTGGGCATTACCTCCAATGGCACCATGGACAAGAAGGGCATCCGCTCCCGCATTGAAATGGCCAAGCGTGGGAAACTGGTGGCCGCCTTCCGTTTGCCCACAGGTGCCTTCAAGGAATACGCCGGCACCAGTGTTGTGACGGACATTCTTGTTTTCCAAAAGCTGGAGAAACCAAGCGACCCGCGTGAAAGCGGATTCCTCAATCTCAAGAGCGTCCGGACCCCAAGTGGGACGGATGTGGAAATCAATGAATACTTCGCCGACCACCCGGAAAACATTCTGGGAGTGCTCAATCACGGCCACGGCACCACGAGCTACCGGCCAGGGATGATTGTGAACCGCACTGACGACCTGCCAGAGCGCTTGGCCAAGGTGGCGGAAATGCTGCCGAAAGATGCCGCTTACGTTCCATCACTGACCGCTGGCCAAGCTGATAGCTACGTCACCAACAATTCCAATGACCGACAGGGCAGCGTGGTAAGAACAGATGATGGCCTTTACGTGGTCGATGGTGACCATCTGAAGCCGCTTTCCAATGTGGTGAAGTATGCCGTGAAGGACGCCGCCAAAACGGCCAAGCGGGAAGCTCAAATCAAAGACCTGGTGGAAATCCGTCGGACAGTCGGGGCTTTGCTGGATGCCCAGCGCAACAATCGCGATTCCACCGGCCTGCGGAAGCAGTTGAATGATCAATACGACGCGTTCACCAAAGCGCACAAATCCATCCGGAGGAGTGAAGGGATTTCTATCATGGCTCGGGTAGGCGATCCGTTTATGCCTATGCTGATGGCCTTGGAAAAGGTGAATGGCGACACCGTGATAAAAGCCGACATTTTCACCAAGGACGTGCTGCGGGGCGTTCGGAGCATTAAGAATCCTTCCATCGCGGATGCCTACGTCCTCGCCCGCAATGCCTCCTTAGTTCTGGATCTTCCCTCCATTGCAGTAAAGGCCAAGACCACGGTGGATGAGGTGGAGAAGGAACTGTTTGCCACCAATCAGATTTACAAGACCCCGGTGGGCACCTACGAACCCACGGACATCTACCTCGCCGGCAATGTCCGGGAAAAATACCGTCAAGCCCTTGATGCCAAGGAACAGGGCGTGATGGACATGGACCGGAACATTGACGCCCTTGCTGCGGTGATTCCTGCCGATATCCCTTACTTCCAGATTGAAGCGAAGATCGGAGCTACTTGGGTACCGTCGAAGGATTATGTGGAGTTTGTCCAGTCTCTCCTGAATACAGATTCAGGGGTGAAGATCGACAAGATGCCGCAGGGCTGGAAAGTGCAAATGGACGATGGCCTGACCCGCAAGCCGGAAGCCACGACCACATGGGGCGTGGCCGATTACTCCTTCCGCAAGTTGGTATCCGCTGCCATGAACAACGCGACCGTGGTGATCAAATACCCCCGGCAGGAAGACGGTAGCCAGCCCGTGAATGAAAAGGCGACCAAGGAAGCAAACGCCAAGGTGGAAGCCATCCGGGAAGAGTTCACGAAATGGCTCTGGCAGGATCCGGAACGCGCCGGACGCTTGGAGAAAAACTATAACGAGGTTTACAATGCCATCGCTCTGCCAAATTACGATGGCAGCCACCTTGCATTTGAAGGCTTGGCTGTTTCCAAGGGGAATGGTCCGTTCAATCTCCGGCAACACCAACAGAATGCCGTCTGGCGTGGTGTGGTCACCGGTCGCTCGCTGAATGCTCATGAGGTCGGCACTGGCAAAACTCTTGTCATGGCTGGCCTTGTCATGGAAAGCCGCCGGTTGGGCCGGGCGCGTAAACCAATCATCCTTGCCCACAATGCCAATGCCCGACAGGTGGCCGCTGAAATCCAGTCTGCCTATCCCGGCGGGAAGGTGTTGTTCGTGGACAACTTTAACCCGGCCACCCGTGCCGCCACTCTCGCCCAGATCGCACTGGATGAGTGGGACGCCGTAGTGATTCCCCACAGTCTGATTTCCCGTTTGTCTCTCCGTCCGGAATCCGTGGAAGCCTTGGTTCGTGAGGAAATCGAACAACTGGAACAGGCCGCCATTGCCGCTGCCGAAGATGACAACGCCAGCCTGTCCATTGAGGATATGGATGATCCTGACGCTCTGAAGAAACTCCGCAGCCCCACTGCCAAGGAATTGGTGAAGGAGCGCGAGAAGGTCAAAGCCATGATCGAAAAGGCCCGGCAGATGGCCGAGAACCCGGATTCCGTGTTCTTCGAAGATTTGGGCGTAGACATGGTGATTGTCGATGAAGCGCACATCTTCAAAAAGCTGCCTCTCAGCACCAAGCAGAAGCTCAAGGGCCTGAACAAAAACGGCAGCAAGCGCGGGATCATGCTGGGATTACTGGCTGATTACGTGAAGCGGAACAACGGAGGCAATGGGATTCACCTGTTTACCGGGACTCCTATCACCAACACCCTGAATGAGGTGTTTAACATGATGCGCTACATCATGGATGACGTGATGAAGCGGGACGGCATTGCCGGCTGGGATGATTGGTTCAATTCCTTCGCCTCCAGCACCACAGAAGTAGAACTCAACAGTGCCAGCGAGTGGGAACCGGTGGAACGCCTTTCCTCCTTCGTGAACCTGCCGGAACTCCGCCGGATGATTGGGCAATACCTCGACATCGTGTTTGCTGATGACATGCCGGAGTTTGAGCCCCGCAGTGACCGTGACGAACGCACCGAAGACGCCATCGGACGCCCATTCAAACAAGTGGTGAATGAAATCAGCCCCATGAGTGCCGTGCAGAAAGCGCACAAGGAGCAGTTATCCGCCCGTTACCGCCGTTGGAAAAACATGAATGGCAAGCAGAAACGGGATGCCATGCGCAGCGGTGCCCCCGAAATGCCGATCATGATTGAAGGCGAAGGCGTGAAGTCCTCCATGGATTACCGTCTGATCGAACCGAACGCACTGGATACGCCTGATAGCAAGGTTTACCGGGCCGCCAAAAACATCATGCGGCACTACGGAGAACACCCAAAGAGCACGCAAATGGTGTTCATGCAGACGGGTTTCTCTGACTTTGTGGAGCGCGGCAACAAGGAGAAGGGCAAGGTGAAAGTGCCTGTCTTCAATGTGGCCAAGGACCTCAAAAACAAGCTGATCGAAGCTGGCCTTTCCGAAGATGAGATTGTTATTTTCTCTGACCTTTCCGCTGATGAGCGGAAGATTGCCGCCGAGAAAATGCAGGAAGGTTTGATCCGTGTCGCCATTGGCAGCACGGAAACCATGGGGACCGGGGTGAATGCCCAGATGGAAATGCGGGCCATGCACCATTTGGATGCCCCATGGATGCCTGGCGACCTTGAGCAACGGAACGGCCGTGGATGGCGTCAGGGGAACCGGTGGAATACCGTGCTGGAATACCGCTACATCACCGAAGGCAGTCACGATGGCCGGCGGTGGCAGATTCTCCTGACAAAGGACCGCTTCATCAAGAAATTCATGAAAGCGGACGGCTCCCTTCGCGTGATTGAAGGCGATGGCGTGGACATGGAAGAGGAAGGGGGCGGAGGCTTTGAGGAAACATTCTCTGCCGCTGCCGGTGATCCCCGCATCCTTATGCGCGAAAAGCTGAACAAGGACGTGAACAAGCTCCTTGATAAACAGCGGAGCCACTGGCAGGCCATCGCCAATGCCAAGAACCGTATTCCTTCCCTAGAACGTGACATCCGGTATTACTCCGGCCGCATTCCTGAACTGAGCATTGACGCTGACACTTTCGCCAAAGCACGGGAACAGAAGTTTTCCATCGTGCTGGATGGAAAGACCATCACCGACAAGGACACCGCTGAAAACACATTGGCGGATGCCGTGGAGCAGCTGCCCATTCAGGAGACGTTCAACACCGCGATTCAATGGACCACTATCGGAGAATACCGGGGCTTTGAAATCCGTGCTTTCCGCCAGCGTTCTCTGGCCTCTACGGAACCAGTCCGGAAGATCGAACTCCGCGGGGCCACAGACCATCTGGTGCGGAATGTCGCCGTGGGTTCATTGGACTACACCCTTCGCGGTATCACTGCGGAAATCACTGCTCTTGGCCAATTGGTGAAAGAGCGGGAATCCAGTATCCTCAGCCTTCAAAAAGTGGCGGAAACACCATTCGCCCGGCAGACAGACCTTGAGAAAAAGCAGAAGCAACTGGCGGATCTTGTGCAGGATTTGGAAGCCAATCCTGTTCCCGCGCCTTCATGGCTTCGAAACGGGGCTCCAGTGGGAACCTCTGTTTATCTGGACGGGCAGGAATACGGGGTAGCCGGGCATCGGGTCATTGATGGCGAGTTCTTTGTGCTGATTGAAAAGGAAGAAGGCGTGGAGCCAGTGGAATATTTAAATCTGCAAAACGAAACTGGATTGCCAGTGTTTTCAGAAGTCCAAAATCAAATGTCGCCAGAAGAAGTAAAACGCCAGTTGCCAAAAGGTTGGGAATTAATTGCTCCTGGTGAAAATTCGACTTTTCTTCCAAATCTTTACAAGCGCAATCAAAGTTGGACTGTTCTAAGTGAAGGAGGAATATCTGGAGGCGAAGGAAAAACGGCTGCCAGTGCCTATGATGCGTTCCAGCGATGGTATGAAGCTCAGCCTTTACAGTCTCAATCCTTTGAGGATTCCTTGCCTGCCAATGATCATTACGCATCAGCGTTGGATAGATTAAAATCCATGGAGCCAACGGATGTTGATTTCAATCCTGACTTTCCGCTGGATTACATTCATGAAAGCACGCAGGAAGCATCAGAACTGGCCAAAGCTATTGGCGTTGAAATACAATACCAAGGCGCGACTACTGGAAGCCAATATTTTATGATCCGCCCGGCGGCTGATTTTAATGATGTAGGCATACCTGACTGGGCAGACGATGATGCATTTGCAGGTGGCGAGGTGAAAAAATACCGGATTGCCAATCATGATCCGTCTGTCTTCCGCGAAAAGCAGTTTGGTTTTAATAACGATGATTTCAGACTATCAAAGCCTACGACCTTGGCAGAGGTCAAAAAGGCGTCAGAATGGCTGATTTCCAAGTTCGCCATTGCTGCGGAAAAAGCCTACGGAAACGGTTGGGAAGGGATGCCGTGGACAAGCAAAACCGTCAGCCCTCTTGCGAAGACTGACGGTGGAACCAAGGCAAAAACAGTTGCCTTGGCCCCTGACGGGGCGGCCGGTCGTGTCATTGCTGACGAAGCGAATCCAACACAATCCGGCGCTGCCGTCAACTCCTTTTCCATCACGACAACCGACCGCCTGCATGACGCCGAATACATGGCCGCCGTGGAAGCCGGTGACATGGAGACGGCGCAGCGCATGGTGGACGCGGCGGCGCAGGCGGCGGGACTGGAGTTATTGCAACCAAACGATTCCATTGATCCTGAGTATCTTGAACCTGTTAACGAGATATACCCCGGTCGGGAAAAGCACGTTGCTGCCATGGCTCGGGAGTTTGCCAAATCTGGAAAATGGAATGGCCGCCCGATCTTACGATTGGGGGACAGAGCGTTAACGGGGTCACATCGCATTTTTGCAGCGAGAAGGGCAAACGAAATACTCCGTCGCGCCGGCCGCGCCGAGATCGAAATTCCAACATTTGAGCTATCTGAAGACCAAGCACAAGAATTTGACGAATGGATTCAAGGCGACGGGGCTGGAGACACAAATGCTCTGAGTTACGCTAATTTTGACAGAACCGCCGGCGACGACACGGACAAAGCTAAAACAGCAAAAGTAGCCTTGATGGCCGGGGTTGTCCCCATCGAGTTTGAAGCCCTCATTCGGGCAGAAGAACTAAGCAACTGGGGCAACGGGTTCGACCGATTTAACGGGCAGATCTACGCATCCGCATCCCAAATCAAATCCGCCGACCCGATCACCCGCGACGAGCAGGGCAACGTCATCCCGCTGTCCCAACGCTTCAATCCTGACAGCAATTCCATTCTCCAATCCCAATCCTTCGAAGACGCCCTCCGCGCTGCTGGCGTGGACCTCACCGCCCTCAATGACCTCACCGGCCAAGCCGAAGCAGAAACCTCCGGCAACCGCACGGTGGGCAATCCTGATCTTGGCTTGGGTGGGGGTTTCACCGCTTTCGGCGATCCCGTCATCATGGGCGTGGATGCCTACCGCGCCGCCACCGCCACCGAGGAAACCTTCGACCAATGGGACGCCGCCGCCCGCGCCATGCTGGCTGATGACTACGAAGGCACCGTGCAACGTCTGATGGCCAATGGGCTCCAAGGCGGACAGTTGACCCCGGAGCTTACCCGGGCCGCCCAGATGATCGTGGAACGCGAATCCCGGAATCCTCTCACCGGCCCCCGCCAGCGCCGGTTGCAGGCTCTCGTCTATGCCTACCGCCAGGCCGGCACGGAACAAGCCCGCGGCCTCGCCTCCCGCCGGGATCCCTTTAAGACACCAGAGGCGCGGCACCGCGAGTTCCTCGCCAAGCAAATATTCACGCCGCCGGCTAAGGTGCGGAAGAAGATGGAGGAAGCAAAAACCGCCGCCGAACGCCAGAAGATCCTTGATGAGGACGCCAAGCGCATCCGCCGGATCGAAATGGAGTTCGCCAAGATGGGCGTTACCCTTGATGATTTGTTCTCCGGCGGGATTCAGCTTTCCCTCCGGAAGGCTGCCATCATCGGCCAGACCGCTGCCACCCTGGGAGCCAAGGAAGCGAAGGCTGCCATCCTCCTCCAAGGCGGAGAGAAGACCTTCATCGACATCGGGAAAGAGGTAGGCCTGACGCCTCAGGAAGTCCGCGCCGTGAAGGAGAAGATGATGACAAAGCTGGCGGAACAACTCCGCGCCATGCGGGTCCGGGCCAAAGCCGCCGCCGGATTGCAGTCCTCCCCACTTGGCAGCCAGCCGGCCGACCTCGTGGACGTGGATTTCGCCGCCATGGCTGCCATGTCGGATGCCGATGCGGAAGCGGAGATTCAGAAACTCATCCGTCAGATGGGATACTTCCCCGACAAGCAGCAGGGCAAACGAAAGACGGTGAAGCGCAAACGCCTGTTCCAGCCACCCGCCGCCGGCACTGGCATGTCTTTGGACGAATACGCCGCTCTGCCCCGCCTCCCCCGCCAAGATGGCACTCAGCCCCGCATTCCCGGCACCACGCCACCTGCTGACAACAGCATCCCGCCAGGACCCGGGAAGACATGGGAACGCAACATCCCCCAGCAGGAACTTGGACTTGGCCTCAATGAACCGGTGGAAATGGAAATCTCTGTGCTCAACGGTGCCGACATGGCCAATGTGGAAGACATGGTGCGTCTCGCCCGCCTCGCCCAGACGGTCGAAGGCCATCCGCTGGACATGGTTCAGGAATACTGGATCAACAACCTCCTCTCCGGCCCCCAGACTCAGGTGGTCAACATCAGCGGGAACGCCGCTGCCAGCGCATGGGAATTGACCGTGCAGCGTGGGATGGAAGCCGTCTGGAACCTCGCCATCCGCGACAAGAAAGGTGCCCAGTTCGGAGAGTTCCGTTATATGGCCAAAGCCATCTTCCCCGGGGTCGCCAGAGGATACCGCCTCATGTCCAAAGCCTGGCGAACGGAAACCGATTGGTTCGACTACGATGTCATGAACAATGAGCCGGAACTCTTCGAAACCGGGCCGAAGGGCGAAGGACGCCGGGTCGCCATTCCGGATAGTCTGGGGCGGATCGGAACACCGGGGGCAAAAAGCCTGCCCGGCGCTGTGATTGATCTAGCCAAAGGCAAAGGATGGAAGGGTGCCAGCGTCGGATCTACGGTGCGCATTCCCGGACGCGCCCTCATGGCCGTCGATGGCTTCTTCAAAGGCGCCGTCGCCCAACTGGAAGCCGCAGCGCAGGCCTACCGCATCGCCAAGGCGGAAGGCCTCAGTGGCGAGCCCATGCAGAAGCGCATGAATGCCCTCCTCTACACTCCCGGCAGCCAGGCATGGCAGCTGGCGGTCGAGAAGGCGCGTGAACTGACCTTCCAGACGGAACTGCCGGAATCCCTGAAACCCCTCCAGCAATGGAAAAACTCCAGCCGCCTCCTGGGTTTCATCCTGCCCTTCATCCGCACTCCTTACAATATCTTCCGCGCCGGCATCCGGAAGTCTCCGCTGGGGATGGCGCATCTGCTTTACCAACTCGGGAAATCCGGACTAGTGAAAATCTCCGGCGGCCGCGTGGGACTCACCCCCGCCACGAGCCCGCAGATGATGCAATGGCTCGCCGAGCAAACCATCGCCATGGCCGCCCTCGCCTTATTGAAAGGCGCGGCAGAAGGCGATGACGATGACGAAGAAAAAACCTTCCTCATCACCGGCAGCCCGCCCGCAGACTTTGCGGAAAGAGACCTACAGGAGCGCGTGGCTGGCGGAAGCTACATCATCCGCATCGGTGACACCAAAATCCCCTACGGTCGCATTGAACCGATCGCCACCGTCCTTGGCAGCATCATTGACGCCCTCCGCATTTGGAAGGGCGGCGGAGACAGCGCCGAGAAGGCCGGACTGGTGTTCGGTAGCCTGAAGGATGCCGCCCTCAATAAGACGTTCCTGAGCGGCCTGGCCGCGGTGTTCGACAGCGTGAAGCAGCCCGGCAAACTGGCAGACAAGGGCGAGCGGTTCATCCTGAATGCCCTCGTGCCCAACCTCATCCGCCAACCGGTCCGGAACATGGATCCGCTCGTGCGCGATAGCACCACGGCAGACTGGTGGTATCAGCTGGCCCCCTTGGGCTCCGGGGCAGAAGCCCGCGTGAATACCGCCACCGGGGAGGACAAGCAGAAATCAGGGAATGCAATCAGCCGCTTGGTTATTCCAGCCACCATCGAAAGCGGAAAACCCACGCTTTCCGATATCGTCCTGCGAAAATGGAATCAGGCGAACCCCGGAAAACCGGCATGGGCTCCAAGTTCCCCCGAGCGCACACAGAACCTCACCATCGGCGGAAAACCGGCCCGCGTGAAACTGAACGCCCAAGCCTACAAATACCTGAGCGTCCGCAGTGCCACACTGGCAAAGAATGCCTTGGCCGGGATTCCGCTGAAGCCCACCGAGGACGATGTGAAGCGCATCAAGGACGCCTACGAGGAAGGCCGCCGCCGGGCATGGGGAGAACTCAAGAACCGGCCGGTGGATCAACTCGGGGAGGTGGAAAAATGATTTGATAATTTTTATAATTTTGACACACTGGGCTATGGACTAATTACACTGACGTAGTTGCGCACGAAGTCAGCAAATATGTCGGATCGGGCGACAAAGAGTTGTTTGTAGGGTGTCATAGGATGTCATTTTTCTGGTTTGGGTATCACACTGTTCGCCCAATCGAGATTATCCACGGCGTCATCTGGGTCAGTGTCGGTCAGGAGCAATTGAGCTTGCCGAGCCATCTCCCAGAACTGCGCCTGCCGAGGCATTGGGCAGCTAGCGATCCGCGTGTGCAGGTGGAACTTGTAATCTGCATCGAACGCGTAGCCTGACAGTAGCGCCAGCGTGAAGGCGAGCTTATCTGTTTGCATGACGATCTCCTCGTCAGTCCGTAATGGGCGAACAAGGCGCGGCACATCAACAGAAGGGGCCGCTGTGTTAAAGGTAGTCGTTTCCATAGAGTTAGGCTTGAGTTTTATCGGGGCCGCGCTCCCGCCCCTTCTGTGTGTGCGCTAAATCGTTCGGCAGGAAGTGTGGCATGTCCTGCGCAGCGGCGTTCGGCGCATGGATTTCTAGCGCATATCGAAAATCCTCAATATTGAGGCACTCTGTCGCCTTCCCTGCCGTGCAGTCCGGTGTCTTCAACCCAATCCACCCTTCCGCGATGAAGTAGCGGTAAGTCAGACCTCTCACTTTGCCAGTGATGAGGCCGGGATTGAAGGCGTTGAACGTGCCTCCTTGGAGGCTGATCCACTCAAGGACGCCGAACAAGGCACTGGAGCCAATATGCCCCTCGGATGTCTCTTGTGTTGTCATAGATTTGATTGTGGGGCCTGTGGCTCAGTTTTATCGTTCGGCCCATCAAGTAGCGCGTCAGCTTCGGCCATGCAGAAGAGTCCGCACTGGATATTAGGGTCCGCGCCTTTCGGGTCGCCTGCTTCGATTTCGTCGAGGAAGATCGGGGAGCGTTCCCCCGCTTTTGTGATTCGGTTGATCGTCGTTCCGATGTCCCTCTCCAGCTTTGCCATGCGCTCGAAGATTTCGGGGAAGTGCTTTCGCACTCTTTTCCAGTAGTCGAGATTATCGCGGGCTTTCACGCACCCGATGCAGTTGTTGTTGCGGAACCCCAACCGATACATGGCGGGAAGCTCGATGCCTACACGGTCCAAGATTCCGAAGCAGTCATCCTTCGTGAGGTTCTTTTCGATGAGCGGGCATTCAATGATTCTCTCGAAGTTGTCCCGTGACCATTTCTCTACCCGATGCCGTTCGTCTGCCGTGTATCCGAAGATTTCAGTGTCCCCGATACTCCAGACCGAATCACCTGGGCGGCGTTTCATTTCCGCCGTGCATGGCGCTCCTTGGTGCGAGACAAGAAACCGCTTCTTCTCGAACACTTCCCAGATGTCGCGGTATTTTTCGCTTTTCGTGATCGTGACTTTCTGACCGAACCACCGCTCACAGTCTGCGATGAAGCGGGCATTGTCTGGATGCTCGCTGCCAGTGTCCGAGTAGTTGATTTCTACCGTGCCGTATTTCTCGATTGCCAGCTTTGTAGCCACAGCGGAAGCGGCACCACAGGAGAAGCGGCAAAGCACACGACCGGAAGGCCGAACAAGGCGCTGCTGGACAACGGCCGGGGCGGTGGAGTTTTTCATGGTGTCGGAGTCTGGTTGCGCCCCGGCTGTGCCAGAGCTTGTGCGTTCTCCAAAGAATGACCACATTCCCGGCACTTGGTTTCATAGGCGGCGTAGGCTCTGTTGCAGCATCGCGCCCGTGTTGGGCATCCTCTGATTTCGCGTGTTCCGCAAAGCCATTCCTGTTTTCCCTCGCGTCGGCGGTATCCCTGCCCTTGCGTGAATACCCCCGGATCGGGGCGTGGCCAATAGCACGCGCATTTGAGGCAACGCGAATGGGCCACACTTACAGTCTGTTTGATGTTTTTGTCGCGGACTTTCATGGTAATTCAAAAGATGGAGAACAAGGCGTGCGAGGCAACGCCGATAACGTCTGTGATTGATTCGGGCTTCATTTCCGGCGTGCCTCCCGGAAGCGTTTAGGACTGCGGAGCGGTGCAATGGCACGCATTGCAAGAGACGCTTCCCAAGTGAGCTTCATCGCTCCGCTTTCGCGTTTGGCGATTGTCACTCGGTTGACTCCCAGAATGCGAGCAACCTCGGCTTGTGTGCCGAGGCTTTCGCGGAGCTTTTTGTATTCAGGCGGCGTCATAGTATTTTACGGTGGCGTCCACGATTGCAAAGAACGCTGTGTCACACTCATGTTTGCCAGCGGCCATTTCGTTGTAGAGATCAACCAGTCCAGCCCGTTGCAGAGCTGCTTTGTGTTCGCCCAGCATCGCCATGATGATGTTTTCTCCGGCTTCACGTTTGCGCTTATTGACCGCCCAGCGCTCATTCTTTTTGGCTACGGCTGCGTCTCTATCTGTGCCGATTTTGGCATAGAGAGCATTAGCTGAGTTTGAAGCGGCTTTGTATTCTTGGATGTCGGATTGAAGGCTCATAGTTTGGATCGGGTTACGGTGTTATTATGTAGCTTTAAGCTACATTATGCAAGCCCTATTTGAAGATTTTTTACCAACGTCAGAGAACCAGCGGGATGCAGGCAACGGCTCGAAGCGCATCTGTCGCCTGATCCGCAGCGTTAGCCGGACATGAAGAACCCCCATGTCCGGCTTGGTTTCCGCGTCCCCCGAACGGCTAACAAGACGGTCGAGGCAACGGCGGGAAAGTTTCTAGTCGAGGTCAGCGTCCTTTGCGCCGTGCCTCACCTCAGCGTTCGGCTCCCACACTTCGAGTTCCCCCCCGTTGGCAATATGCCCCATGATTGTGCGCCATCCGTCGTGCCATGTTGCTAGCTCGAGCGATGTTGTTCCCGGCCTGCGGATCACATAGGCCCTATCGGTCACGAGTTTCACCGTCTTGACTCCGCGCCATTGGCCGGCAGCGCAGGCTCCGGCCATTAGGGAGGCTAGACGGTCAGCGAGAGCAGTAGCTTGCTCAGCCCTCCGTCGATTGCGAGCTATCTCCTCGCCAAGCCAGCCGAACAAAGCGCTGCTGCCAACCTCTGGGGCTGGCGTGTCGGACTTCGTGAGTTTTGCATCTTCGATCATGTCTTTTGGTATTTTGAGATTCACTGGTCATGCCCCAGAGGTTGGCAGAGCGTTCGGCGACTTCACCGGGTAGCGGGTCCAGTCCACCTGATACATCGCTTCGGCGAGCATCTTGGCGAGCGGCTCGGTGGCATTCGGGCGGTAGCGTCCGATCACATACGGCCAGTCCCACACGCGCGCCTCGATGAGCCGTCCTGTGTTGTCGAGCGACCAGCCGAGGCCGCGCGCTTCCAAGTCCGCAATGAGAGCGTCAACCGTTGGCGCGTCAGGTGTCATTGTGCGTCCTTTCCGCCAGAGTCCTCTGTGACCCGCACGTTCTCGGAAGAAATTTCCTCCATGATCGCATCCGATATTGATTCGACGCATTCCATGATCGTCCGACCCTGCCCGTCGATGCAGTAGCACATCGACTGGCTTCGACCAGCTTTCCACGCGTCGCCATCGTCAGCAGGCGCTGCGAGCATTCCTCCGCCGCGCAGGTAGTCGGCCAGCTTCCATTCCGCTTCTTGCTGGCGACTGGCGTAGTTGGCAGCTCGCATCGTTGCGGCGATCAGTCCGTTTTCTCCCCACAGTTCGCTTTCGGGATGTCCGTCAAG